GACGTTATTTAAACCAGCTGCAATGCCTTTAGATCCGCTTGTATCGTACGGATACAATGTGATTGAGGCACGACCATAGCAACCTGAGTAAAACTCGCTGGTGTCAATGATTGGGTTCAAGTCTGCGTCCACAATGCCAGGCTTTTCGTTAGAGCTAGCGTTGATGAAATAGTGACCAGCGTATGCTGCGTCTTCTTTCTCTGCGTCGCCGTCACGTAGGCCGCCCTTGAGTACCTTTGGAATCGAGCCGCCCCATACTGCTGCGTTGGCTGTCTTGGTCTCCTCAAATGCTTTCTTAAAGCGTGTAACTGTCTCTATGTCAGACTTTGGGATCAAGATTGATACCGAGTACTTTAACACGCCGTTAGGTGTCTCAGCTGGCTGGAACACGTTAGCGTAAGAGAAACGTACCTTGCCGGTTACAAACTTGGTCTTGGTTGATTTTGTTGCCATGATGATATTTCCTTTTTAACATTAAGATTGGTCTTCAATAGGGGCCAATCTATCTACCCTTTGTTGCTATATATAATAATACAAAAAACGTGACATTTGCTGTTCCACAATGTGAGATAGTTAGGCGTCGTAAAAAATGCCCAGCTTGCTCATTGCCTCCCGCATCGCCATCGCCTGGATAAAGTCTTGCATGTAATCTCTTTCCTCCAGTAGTTCAGGCTCTTCTGTCAGTATATCTAAGATCTCTTCTATTGATTCTCTCAGCTGGTGCACACTTTCTCTTGCGCCGCTGCCGGGTAGAGAGTCAAAGTCTTTTGCGAACTTATCAATCAACAGGTCTGGAATTTCTATCTCCACCCCGTAGCACTCTACCTTCATACCGTCTCCTATTTAGCCACGATTACCAATCCCACGTTACCTAGTGCGTAGCCTAAGAACATAATACCCTGGCCGACGCCACCCTTCATAAACTGGTCGATGGCCACCGCAAAGTAGACCACCCCGATAATTCCGATTAACCATGAGCTCATGCAAAGTCCTCCTTGGCGTTTTCTTTTACCTTGACCAGCTTTGGTTCACCGTCTGGTCGCAGCACTAAGTCACCTAGCCATGCCGTTACCTGGCCCTTTGGTCCTAGCTTCTCCAGTGTCGCTATGGATTTGAGCTTAGGAGGCTCCCAAATAACTTCTGGGCTCATACCCTTCTCGACTAAAACAACGGCCGCTAAGGCGCTGTCTGAGATCTTACGATGGGTCTTTGTGGTGGCTAGCTTGTACCCCGGTGGGATAACCCCCTGGTCTACTGCCCGGCTAAGTGCAAAGTCTTCTACGTCATTAGCCCACGTACGTAACTGCTGCGCTTTCTCTAAGACTTGGCTGACTTCTTCTTCGGAGAGGAGGGCTGGGGCTTTGAACTCTTGGCGCGCAAGCTCTGTGTTGTAATCAGAGCGAGCTCGACATTGCGCTTTCGCGCGGCAGAACTGGCACCATTCGCCCGGGAGAAACTCCCCCGATCCACTCCATGCCTTTTTAGCTTTTGGCTTGACGTAGTAAACGGCCCAGTCGACCAGCTTAGCAACCGTAGTCCCGTCAGTTGATATGCTGTCCAGGCGAGGCTGGTGGATCGTGTAGGAAACTTCTTTAATATCTGGATATTCTTCTTTAAACTTTGACCATGCTCCGAGAGCGTAAAGTCGGAGCTGTGTGTTGTCGATCGCAGACACGGGAATCCCCTTGCCGAATTTGAGGTCAATGACGCGAATGGCGTGCTTAGAAAGAATAACCACATCGGCTGTACCAAAGCCGTCAGGAACCCAGTCAGAGAAGTCCACGCGCTGCTCAAAAAGCGGGGTGTCTCCGTCACCGATTTGAGAGCGGACGTATAGAACGTAACTATCGACGTGAGCCTCGAAATCGTCGTTGTAGTAGGGTGTGTTTTTAATGATTTCATATTCTCTTTCATACTCCTCTATTCCAATTTGTCCATAATAGTGTCTTAGTTTAGCTTCTGCCAGGGAGTGCGCCATGGTGCCTTCTTGAGAGAAGTCAAAGGCGCCGGCGCCGCGTTTTAATTCTGGTAGGGTTGCCTCTAGTTTGGCACTTGGAGTACAGGACAGCCACCTCTTACTACCCGAGGCGCTTAAGAGTGCGTGTGCGGTCATTTTAGCCTTTTTAGTCTGTTTAATCGTATATATAATAATACAAAAAAGGGGGTCATTTCTGACCCCCTTTTGGGAAAAAGTGAAAATAAATATTGTTACGTTTTTAGGGCGGCTATCAAATCGCCAATTTCTTTGTTAAAATCCACCGAGATCTCTGTTTTAATGTCCGCTTTAATTTCTCTTGTTTCTTTGTAATCTCCGGCATGCTGGCCTCGCAATGCAATTTCGATTAATCGGGAATTAAAGTTTTTGTTTTCCACGTTGGCCAACATTAAACGCTCATAAAATGCTTGACTATGTACCAACGCTAAATCAAGAGCTTCAGCAAACTCTGGATACTTCTCTTTATACGAGGCGGCTGTGGCCTTGGAGATACCTAACGTACTCCAAATAATTTTTTGTGACGCACCTTCCTTGCCCAGCTCAATCATAGTCTGGCACATGGATGGATCGTATTTTGACTTTGGTACTGACGGTTTTTTAGCTACCACATTTCCACCTCTTGAGTGCTGCTGCTTTTCTTGTTGGTTTACCGTTTTCATCTTTCATCGGGCCTTTCACACCAGACATACGAGCACAGAACGAATCCTTACGCGCGCCACCTTCTGGCTGCGGCGCCTTGAGATTTGACCCGGTAGCTGCATTGTACTTACGGCGCCCTTTTTCTGTCAGACCAGCACCCTTGGAGGCTGGTAACTTCTCGCCGCGGCCAATCGCAAGGGAGGGAGCTTTCTTTGTAGTTGCCATTACTTCTTTGCTTTACCGCGCTTAACTTTGCCGCCTTTTTTAAGGAGATCTAAGTTGCCACGGGGGCGTGTTGGCGCAGGATTTACTGGAACATTTTCACCATCAATATTTCTTGTTCTTGGCTTGGTCGAACCAAAATGACTTGGCATTTCAACTGGTGGGTTTCTTAAAGTATTTTTACCGTCAACAATCATTGTTCTTGGCTTGGTCGAACCAAAATGACTTGGCATTTCAACTGGTTCAGATGTGCTACCACCAGCGGCCATCTTAGGCATCTTCTTAAAGTCTTTCATTTCTTTACCTTTGCTGTTTTAGCGGATTGTTTGAATGCCTTGGCTGTGGGCGCGCCCTTGGCACCAGGCTTACGCATCTTCTCGCCGCTGCCGGCCTTGATGCGCTCTTGTTTAGCATGAATATTACTGTACAATCCGGGTTTAGTTGCCATAGTTTACTTTGTTATTAGTTGTGAATTTACTTTGTTATTGGTGCGCCTGGATCCCATCCAGTTAACTTGATCTTACTCTACCAAGCGCTTGGTGCCAAGAAACTAATACCAATACAGCTACGTTCTATGAAAGACCCTAGAAATCTATCCGCCTCGGGTTTCCAAGGTTACCCGACCTCGATGTGGCATAGGCCGAGAATCCCCAGCTGTTGCTCATCCGTGTATCAGACGTTTAAGAACGTATGTGTATTGGCCCGGTTGCCCGGGCTTGCTGCTTAAAACGCGATGCCGATACCGTTAACGCGCTTAACAATCTTGGTTAATTCGCGCTCGTTGGCGTCACTAACAAACTTATTGATCTCGACTGCCTTCTCGATCACCTCTTCCACGGTTGGGAATTTGGGTGCTAGTTCGGCGAAATCTTTGGTTGTCTTGTCCAGCGCGTCAAACGCGGCTAGGTTGGCTTTGTACTGCTGCTCTAAAAAGTCTTTAGCAGTCTGGAATACAGAATACCGCAGCTCAAAAGGGTTCATTGTAAATCTCCTGTGTGTATGATGTGTGTAGGTGGGTGGTCAGGGCGCCTCCCGGCGAGCCTTACTGTCCCTATATATAATAATACAAAAATCCGCCTAAATCCGCCCTTACTTGTCGTCCGGTATGATAATCGTCTTCTGAGGGGCTTGGGGCGTGGCCCCGTGCTCCTTACGGTACTTTAGGGCGTCGTTTAAAATCATCTTGGTCATAGCCAGGGCCTTTTCCTGGTGCTCTTGTTCCATTTGGGCGTTGGTCTTGGCCGTCTTTTTCTCTACTTCCTTGATGATGTTGTTACTGATCCCAGCGTGTTTAAGAAGCTGCTTTAGATTCATCTTGTGCCTTTGCTACAGCCGCCAAGCTCTCCTGTGCCTTAAGTACTTGAGGACCTGCTTGCTGTTGGATCATGTTAATAAACGCCACCAAGGTTGTCGCTGGTACCTGGTTGGGTGTGTTTAGGATGTTTAGCAACGCATTAATTTCTTTCACCGCAAACTCCAGGGTTACTGCAAAGTCATCTACTGATGGTACCGGGTTATCTACTTCACTCATTTTTTACTTCCTTTCTTTTTTGTTGTAAATGCTTCAGTTTTAAAATTGTTAAAAAACGCTTCTCTTTGTGCCAACTTAACTGGGTCGGTGCAGTACTGATCCAGCTCAAACTTGCGCTTGTAGGTGTCGTACAGTTTTTCCATACGCAGCTCAAGCATGCACCTAATACCCTCCATGTGGTTAAACGTTTCGTCTACCGTCATTACTCTTTCGCCATCATAGTAGGCTTCTGAGAACAACTTCAAATCATCAGCCGTACTCCAGACTGTCATGATGGCCTGCTCTAAATCTATTTTTTCGTTCATTTGATGCCTACCTTTTCTCTAAACTGCCACACAAACCAGCTACCCACTACCTCAAGCGCCTGCATATACTTTGTCATGTCCTCAATGTCTTCTAGCTGGTAGTCCTTTGGCTTCTTGAGCTTTTTAAGCGCGGCTATTTGTTGCTTAACACCGTGGTACGACTCAATTAACGCCTCCTCTACGATTGCGTCTATAAACTCGTCTGGTACATCCATCGTCATGTTCATACTTGCATCTCCTTGTTAAACACCATGCACTGTGACGCTGCTAGTGTTACCTCTGGTTTGAATGGTAGTGCCTGAAATTGTTGCCTAATCTTTTGGCACTCCGCTTGTGGCATGGCGTGCTTGCTTGACATAAAGTCACAGTTCATGCCGATGCAGACTACTGATACAAAAATAAATGACATCATGTTTTCTGCTCCCGTTTAGCTATTTCACGTTCGATATACCACTTGGCCTTCTTTAAATCCTCTACTGCGTCCCGCTTTAAGTCACATCGCCAGATGTACTTTAACGCGTTACCTAAATTAAACCCCATGTGCTCCGTGATCTGTATGCACTCCACGCCACTGGGGTGGTCTGTGTAGTGCTTAGGATGGTTGACCGGATCGTGCATTCCTCATCTCCTTTACCTTGTTTTCTATGACGTCTCGCTCTTCCTTACTGTCACAAATCCAGACACCTAGTAGGTTCTCGTATGCGTTGATGTCAATGTCTTCTACGCCGGCGATCGTCTCCATAATGTACTTGCCGTTGTAGTTGTGCTCCACAATAAAGTAAGTCATAGCTTGAGCTCCTTCTTAATAAAATCTACCCCCTTAGCAAAGTGGTAGCGCCAGTGTTTCTCTGTAACGCCGAGATCAGAGTAAGACATGCCGTCTAAGAAACCCTCGATAACGAAGCGCTGCTTTACCGGCATGCGCTCCTCTATCAGCCTTCTTATGTCGTCAATGTCTTCCTGATCCCATGGCTGCCAGCCCTCGACTACCTGATTTGATACATTGTCCGACTCATCCTGCTCGATTGGGTCAATGTCCTCGTCAGATAGCCTGGGGGCTATGGCGTTCAGTTTATGTTTTAGTTTTGTTCTTTTTGCGGTCATGCTTATAATAATACAAAATTCAGTGCGTTTAGAAGGGCGTCTTGCAAATTTATTTTTCCGTCCAGTACCTTGACCACCTGCTCGTCGATACTCTTGGCCACGGTCAGGTGATGTATGATAACCGGTTTTTCCTGCCCCTGGCGGTAGATCCTAGCATTGGCCTGGATGTAGTTCTCTGAGCTCCATGGTAGATCGAACCACACTGTCTGTGCTGTGTCTCCAACGTTGCACTGAAGATTAAGCCCGATTCCGCCGCTTTGCGGGTGGGCAAGGAGCATACGAATCTCGCCACGACGCCACGCCTCAATGTTGTCATCGTCCAGCACCACCGCCTCTGGGAACTGAAGACGTATTCGTTGGAGCGAATGCTTGAAATGATAGAAGACAAGCGTGGGACTTGAAGATTCTTCCATGATCGACTCAAGGCATTCCAGTTTAGCGCGGTGTACTTCTTGTGCCTCTCCTGTTTCATTGTAGATCGCGCCTGATGTGAACTGGAGCAGCTTGTTCGCCAGTGCCGCTGCTGTTGGAGCTGTGATCTTTTCTTTCTTGACTTCAATGACCATGTCTTTTCTAAGCTGCTCATACTTACTCCTTACGTTTTTGTCGATCTCAATTTGGTGATATAGCGACGTACAACTAGGCAGCTGTAAGAAATCCTCAGCCTTAAGACTAAAGCAAATATCAGAAATTTTATTGTTAATGACTTCATTGCATCCCTCTTTTAGTTTCCAGCTATATACAACCCTGGTTTGCCGGTTCATTTGATCCGGCGTCATGTACTTATCCCTGAACCGGGTCAAAGACGTCTCCAAACGCTCTCCTAAGTCCAATATACCCACCTGTGACCAGAGATCTTGCATGCCCTGAGGGGTAGGTGTACCTGTGAGGATTAAACGCCGTGAGAAGCCCTTTAAATGCTTCTTGAGTGCCTTAAAACGCTTGGTGCTCGGATCCTTAAACCGGCTGCTCTCATCTATTACTAAGTTAGTAAACACTAACTTAAATGGGGCGTCGTTAAAGAGCCATGCCACATTCTCCAGATTGATCAGGTAAATGTCCGCATGGGTTTTTAGCCCGACAATGCGCTGAAGGGGGTTGCCCATGATCTTGGCCACTTTAAGGTGTCTTAGATGTTCCCACTTCTTGACCTCCGCGTCCCATACCGTCTCCGCTACTCGCTTGGGTGCTATGATCAGCGTCTTGCCCTGAAACTGTTCCGCTATGATTGTCAGGGTCGTCGCTGTCTTCCCAAGTCCAGGGGGTAGAAACAGACCCAAGTTCGGCACCGACAGCGCCCGGGATATGATCTCCTGTTGATATTGGTGTAGCTGCGAGCGCTTTAACATTTTCTTTTACTCTCTTTGTTATTTCGTGTTGCCAATCGGCGACTGCGTACAAATCTTTTGCCTCAAACTCGGCCTTAATTCGATTGGCCTTGTCGGATATAAAAACCACGTTACCTCTTACGTAGCCCAGCGCCGGAATTATTCTGTCTAGTGACGGGCTGTAAATGTTCTTACCGGCGCCAAGGTTTCCCCATGTCATAGATACATTAAAGATGGGGCAGTTTTCAGTGTAGATTGATCTAAGATACTTCACGTCTAAATTAAACGGGAGATTCTTTTCTTTGGCACGACGGCGCGAACTTTGAAATGCCTTCTCAAGCGTAAACCAAATCGGATCAGCCCAGCGCTCAGGAAAAAATCCATTGCGTTTAAGTTTTTGTTTTTCGTAGCCATAAAATACCCAGCCGTCTTCGCGATACTCGCCGCGCTCAAATGGTTTTCCTGTGTTAGGATTTAGTCGCTTCATTTATAAACTCCTGTATGTCGTCGTGACTTCGTAGTACATAAACCGGAAAGCCGGCCTCACCTAGCTCGTCAAAGACGTGGATCTGCCTTGGCGATAGGACTCCAGTTGCTGTCTTCAGCTCCACGAGGTGTGCTTTCTCGTTTAGGAATACTATCCTGTCCGGCACCCCCGTCACGCTTGAGATCCACTTGTACGTCAGACCCCCGCTTTCCTTTACCCGTTTTATCAGATACTTTTCTATTTGTTTTTCGAGCATTCTTTTCTTTCTCGTGTTCGTATATTTTAAATATCTGACTTACCAGCGAGCCTGTAAGGTATGCGCGGGTCTCGCCGCCGATGCCGTCCTCTTCGCCGATAAACTCTGCGAGGTGATCAATGGCGTGGCTAACCTCGTGCGCTATCGTATCAAATTTCTCAGGCACCGTCTCACCAATCTCTGCTAGGTTAAACACTAGGATGATGATGCCCTGTTTGCCATCGCCGATTTGGTGTGTCTCTGCACAGCCGGTGTCCAGGGCGCTGGCCTTGAGTGTGATGCCGTGGTCTTTGAGGATCTGCTGGAATACCTTATCGTCAAAGCATAGCTTCATCACGTCAGGATAAAATCCCACGTTGAGCTTGTAGTAGTCGTACTTTTTAGGTTTCATTAGTGCCTTGTGTTTTTAGGTCGGTTAAGGCGCTCGTAAATCTCAGCACGCTCTTCGTCGTCTAGCTCGTCGATTGGGATGGCCTCCTCGAAGATCTCGCCGGTCTCTACTAGCTGCGTAATGCCGCGCATCAAGTCCGCTAGCTCGTCGGGTGTTAGGTCGAGCTCATCAGCCCAACCCTCGTCAAACTCTACTGTCTTTTTCTTCTTAGTCATTTCTATGGTACCTATCGTTAGGGTTTTTAATCATGCTGGCAATTAGGCTATCTATGGTCGGGAACCATTGGATAAACATAAGGCCGTCCGCTTGGTAAATGGTGAAGCTCATTCGTACCATCCTCTTACAAAAAATTGGTCGCCACATGCGTCAATCTCGCTCTGTGGGTAGCCGTTATCTAATAACCACTGACGGGTGTCGTCAATGTGCTCGGGTATCTCTTTTGGAAAGCCGTACTTCCAGCCACTGGGCGGATCAATCATCTTGCGTTTTGGCTTCTTAAATATGGCGTCCCAGTTGGCCTCGAACTCTTCCTTCGGTACTGTCATTGGGCGCTTTGCATCACCCTTGCCGCCGTCTCTCATTCCTCACTCACTTTCTTAGCACCTGACAGTGTACGCATCTTAGCCAACACTTCAGCTAACGGTTCTATCATCATGCACCTACAACTACTAATTGTTATTGGTGCAAACACCCTACCACTATCAGACTCTTCTCGGATGTCGATGAAGTCTTCAAAGAAACTACGAACAGTGGCTTTGAGTTCTTCGTGTTCTCGTACCTTCTTCAGTGCATCAAACCCTTCAGTAATTTCTTCTGCTAGGCTGCGTTCATTGTTCATATATATCCCATCCTAAGAGCCTACGATTCATATCTGCGTTTTCTTTTTTCAACGCTTCTATTTCAAGCTGTTGCTGTTTGATAATGCTTTCAGCAAGACCAAACTGGCGCAGCATGGCTGCGGCTTCTTTTTGATAAGCACAACAGGCACACTCAATTAAATCAGCTAGTTCATTTGCGTTCATATCATCTCCTAAACTGCGGCACCTTGTTAAAGCGGCCGAATGTTAATCTCATCTTCAGTGCGTTAAGCCGCCCGAATATCTTGTTGCGATAACCTTGGCTTGCACGACGTAGGCGCTGGCTTAGTGTCCGGCGCTGGCGTGGGTTGCGACATAGTATCTTAATCTGTTTGTAATCGGTGACAAGCCGGCGCGAACCAAAACCCTTGAAGACTTGGGTGAAGGTGTTGCGCCGGATTGTTTTCCTAAACCGGAAGTTTGTCATCGCTCTCGCCTGACGGGCACACTGGTTTACCCAACATTGCAAACTCTGCATACTGCCACGCCGTGTCACGTACCTCTGCCGGCGTCGCGCCACGGGCGACTAAGCCCATGACTGCCGCGACTGCAAAAGCAAACTCCTGCTCTTTATCTGTCATTTTGTTTTTTCCTTAATTGAAGTTACCATAGCCTCTAAAATCGGCAATATTTTTTGTTCGTCAAATTGATTTAATGCTAGGTTGACTGCGCATAGTACTACCCTTGTATTTTCTGGTGTGTAATTTTTGTTACTGCTGTCAATTCTATCTAATGACGGCGCGTAAGCGTTTTGTTTTTTGTCCCCAGTGAAAGAAAAGTCAAATAAAAGGTTTGTAAATTCGCAAGTGCCTTTTAATAATTTCTGTTCAATCCACTGTCTGTCTATAGTCACAATAGCGTCATTTTCTTTTGCTCTGTTTTTAGCACTTAACAACATTCTGTTACTTCTGCCTTTCATTGTTTGTGCATAAGCTAAATTAAAGGAGTAGTTTTCAAGTTTTCTTTTTTTAAATCTTTCAGGCGAAATCCACAGCTCAACAAAAAATCCGTTTTGTTTTACTTGTTTTTTATTGTACGCATGAAATAAAAATCCATCTTCTCTTTCGTCACCGTAAGAGAAGGGCGCTCCTGTTTTGGGGTTTTTGCGTTGCATTAGATACTCCACTTAGTAGTTGATGTTAGAGGGGCTATTCCATAAAGTGGTATGGAAAGGGCTGGCCAGCCTTTTCGCCTTCTCTATATATAATAATACAAAATCTAGCACAAAACCGCCCTAAAACACAGCATCGTCAAATGTTTCAATGGATTCCACATACTTCTGTGCCTTTGCGTTTAATCTTACTCCCATGTATACCTGCATACGATCACCGTTCTCGCGTGTCTGCTCGGAGCGTACTAACTGCTCCTGCGTCGCCGCCAAGAATCTGCGCTTGAACGCCTGCTCGGTTCCTGGGGGCATTGACTTCTTGAGCGCCCAGTGTTTGTAGCAGGCAAACACGTCCTCTTTGCGAACCATGTAGTCCGGATGGAACTCCAAGGCGTCCTCTGAGAATGATCCGATTGGATTGCCCAGCTCGGCCATCAAGTCCAAGTACTCCTTACCGCTAGCAGGTTGTACAAAGTGCCCACCCCTTGCAATGCGTCTCTTAAGTCCTTCCATCGCCCAGTTAAAGATACCGCCGAGCTCTTGCTCCAGCTTGTGTGACAAGTCGGTGTCCTCCTTATTAAAAAACGACTTGCTCATCTTGAGGACGATCATGCGGCCGGTGAGGGCGTTACTGTTCTCGGTTAGTTGCAGCACCTCGTTCGAGTAGATTACTAATCGTGTCGGTAGGTAGCCGTTCCATGCCTCTTTGTTTTTACGATTGACCGTAATCGTATCCCCGCCGACAATACGCAACAGCTGAGATACCACAGCACTGCGATTGCGCTCAGGAGCACGAGCGTCGGTAAAAGAAGCAAGTAGCTTACCCAGCCATGGTTGTAGTCCGAATGTGTCACACAGTTCTCCTAGCTCGGGCGCGACGGTGTTGTGCTGTCCAAGCAGTGCCACCAGCACCTTGTTGATGGTACCCTTGCCACTACGGCGTGGGCCGATGATGTTAAAAAACTTTTGCTGTCTCGTGTCTCCCGACAGGATGTAGCCAAACATCTCCTGTAGCGTGTCAATCGACTCTTGGTCATCACCCCACACCGAGCGCAAGAACGTGTCCCACGTAGGCGATACGGCCGTCTGGTTGTACTCGAACGGCAGTGAGTTCTGTGTAAAGAAGCCCAGTGAGTGCGGTATCAGTATGCTGTCTTCCAGATGGAAGATGCCGTTCTTGAGCGAGACCAGCTTGGATGCGGCTGGCTTAGCTTGCGAGTAGTCTTCTAACCAAATCGGTGGCTTGGTATTCGGGTGGTTGGGTAAGTGCACGACCGACTTGATTGCGTCCAGTGCACCTGATACCGAGGCAGGTGATGGATTGAACGGGACTAAGGCACCCTGCTTGCCCGACTTCTTGCACTTCTCTAAGAACTGGTACACCTTGGAGCGGATGGTGGCCTCCTCGATTACCTCGTAGTGCGTGCCGGCGTAGATAAAGAAGTCGTCTGCATAATGCACCAGCTTGTAGCCCTCCTCGCTCGAGTAGTAATTGTCCAAGAACGTACGGGCATGGTTCATCGCCCCCGCGTCAAGGATAATCTCGCCCCGTGCTAAGGCCTCCTTGCGATCTTGTTGGTTGACCTGAAACAAGAGCGAGCGCAGTGTCGCGCCCGATCCCTTGAACGTCCTCCACTTGTTCTCGCACGAGTAGTCTCCCGTGGCAGTGTAGCCTGCACCAGTCGATGACCACCGATCCCATGCCTCACAGGCCTCGACGTCGCCGCCAAACTGGTGGTGCAGGATCGCGCCTACCTTGAGCCAGTCCGAGTAGCCCATGTTGGGATCTAACTTGGCTAGGATCCCGGTCTCGACACGGTGAATGTCATACCCCTCGAGCGGTGCCGTGTAGTCACCGAATGCGTCGCCCGTGTTGTGGAACGTGCGCTCGGGGATCACTAAGCTCAAGTCCTGCACCTCGGCCGGCACCGTGCCGCCTATGTGACGACCAGTGACGGTAAAGAAGCGTGAGTTCGCATACGCCTCAAAACCGATGCTATGGTCTGCGTGTGAGGCGAATGGGTTGGATCGGGTGAATATCTTAACGCCTGTGCCGGACGGACTAACCTCCATGTAGCCCTCGACTCGGTCTGCTAATTGCTGCATTGCAGCATTTATGAAACGGGCTGTGTGGTGGTCGTAGCAGTCATCCAAGTCGATGCCTACCAAGTCGTCATCATGCGAGAATACAAAGCCCACGCCGTCAAACTTGTGCGTATTGTAGGCCTGCTCGACTGACATAAAGTCCGTCCACGTCTTGGGGTCTGTCGATGATGCGTACCGCCCAGTGACCTGTAGCGGCATCTTAGCCCATCTCCTGTTCTCCCCATCACCGACCTGCACGAACGACCACATCACCCAGCGGGGCACCTTACGGAGCTCTATGGGTATGTTGGCCAGCTCGACGGGCAGGCAGAATGGTTTGGTATCGCTCATTTTATCCTTTCAGTGTACATATAATAATACAAAACACCTCGTCAGCGTCATTCCACATTGCGAGATAATTCCACGGGGTTGCTTAAAAAATAGGCAAAATGGGTGCGCGCCAGCGCTTTTTTGACAGGGTGTACAGGGTAGACACGCCTTTTTTACTTTTTTTCAAACTTTTTTTAAAAAAAATAAATAAAGTATGGAAAACACTAAAAACGTCGTGCTACCCTGTCTACCCAAGACACTTTTAAACAATAGCTAACGGAAACAACGACTTACAAGCGAAATGTTTCACGCAATGTTTCACGAAATATACACAACATTAACAAACATAGCTAAGTGCTTGATTTATATAGGAAAGCAAGTTACCGTACCGCCACCCCCTGGAATACACCGAATGATTGGCGCGGGTTGGGTGTTGGCAAATGCCGCGGCGACGTGCAAGAAAAAGTAGACTGCCGTAAATATTAGTACGCACTTGACGATCTTGTCCATATTGTCCCCCTCTGTTTGTTGTAGTCCGCAGTCACAACTGCGCCCCTGATTACAGTTTCCGTTACATCCCCTCATAGTGCCACCTCGTAGTCTAGTCGTTTAACCATATTGTATGCCCACTTACGGAAGGCATCCCTGTTCTCGGGAGTCTGCTCGTCCCCTTCGTCCCATTCAGCAAACACGATAAGGGATCCTAGCGCATCATAGAACTCGATGCCTGTCATGTTGCCGTCCTTGTCTAATACGTCCTGTGGTATAGCCGTTGTCATGCCTGTGCCTTTCTTAGTAGTTCCCTAGCAAACCGTAGTACGTGCACACTACCATCAAACCCGTGCGCCGTCTCTTCTGCCAAGTCGTAGATTTCCTGATCGGTGAGTTGCTTTGATGGGTGTTTGTACAGTGGTATCAGCCCGTCTCGTAGCTCCTCGTCAAACTCGTCGTACTGCTCGTTAGTGTAGAACTCGTATTCATCTATCCACCCCGCAGGCTTGCTCATTCATCCCCCTGTGCTATTGAGTAGGTGTCGCGTAGCCTTGGCGACTCATCGTTCCATGAATCACTGGCACCGTAGTCACCTCGGATCGCACTCATGCGCTCTGTCTTCCTGAACTCAGGCTCGACTGCCCACCATGCGCTGGATGCCTCCAAGTACTCAATGAACTCGTCATTCTGTTCAAAGAGTGGATGGTTTAGCCCCTCAACGTCAACGGTCTGTGTAACGGTTGCCTGCCGTACCCATGGCCTCTTGGTATAGCCCTCAGTGCGTACAACACCCACCCTGTCACGCGCGGTAATGAATCGTTTGTAGGCGCGTTGCTGTTCGTCTGTTAGTTGTAATGTCATTCCTCATTCTCCTCATTAAAGTTGTCGTCACTGATACTGCCTAGTGATACTGGCTCACGCGCCAAGCACGCTCGCAGTCGGTATATCTTCTTGGCGTCCACGTCCAGCGCGGTGGCTAGCTCCTGCACCGATGGCTTACGGCCTAGTGTCTGAGACAGTACGCGCTCGTTGTAGTGCATACGGTAGATGTCCTCCACCACGTTGATGGGTAGTCGGATAATGTTTGCCGTGTTGTCAATCTCCCTGCGCACGCCGCGCTCAATGAACGAGCGAGCAAATGCCGCGAATGGTATCTTGCCCATCGGTTTCCATCTCTTTGCCGCCTCCAGTAGCTTCTCATTGCCGATTGCCAGTATGTCCTCCTGTGGTAGCTTACTATGTTCCCATACCGTCATCTTGGTGACTACATGGGGCACAAAACGTAGGTTATGCCTTACCAGCTTCTCCAGCGCGTTGTCATCCCCAGTGGCGATGCGTTTTGCTAGTGCCTTCTCCTCTTCTAGTGTCAGTGGCTCTATGCCGTACAGTGATTTCAGATAGTCCGACTTGATGTCGTTGTTACTTGCCATAATGGTGCCTTTTTATGTAAGAGAAAATCTCTTTATGCAACATGAGCGCAAGGCCAGCCACAACGGCAAAAACACTGTCAAAGCTAAACCCATAATTGTCCAATATAAACCATCCGTAGATTAACGCAAAAAATCCGATGATATTCAAAACGGTGCCTCCTTGAGTAGTAGTAGTGTAGCCATTGCGTACGGATTGGCCTTAGGATCCCTTGGCAGTGCTTTCAGGCTCATGCCGTCGGTAAGGTAGGGGGTAGCCTCCAGTTTGCTTACAAACTTCCTGCAGGCACCCCCAAACTCGTCAATCAGAATGTACTTGTACTGGCTCATTGGCTCGTTGCTCCTGTTTCCAGTCCTGCCATACCTTAAGCAGGTTGACCTCGGGTGTTGGTGTGGCCAAGATGTGGTCGATAAAGTCCTGCTGCTCTTTGTTCATTCTTACGATCTGATTTAGTCCGTGCATTATACATTCTCCTGTAATGGTTTGACTACTACTGCCTTGATGTGTTGGACGGTTGTCACTGATTTGACAAAGGCCTCGTCGCTCAGTTTGCGTACCAGTGGTGCGCTGATTTGTTCCCTGTCATATTCCAACACCTCGGCAAAGAACTGCTCGCCTTCATAGTTGCCTACACCACGCGCGATGAGCTCTGCCTTGAGCTTGCTCTTGATCTCCTCAAGGGCTTGGATCTGTTGTGATACTGCACCGTACTGGTCAATGATGTTTTTCATGGTAATTCTCCTGTTAATGTTTTTTAAATGCTATTTCGTATTCGACGCCGTTGTCATCTACTTCACCGTCTACTTGTATGTAATCATACCCGAGTTCTTCGCAATAGTCAAATACTTCCTCCTCAGTGTTAAATTCACGCACCTCTTTGATGTTTTGAATAACCGCCAACGGTGTGTAATCCCGAGGCGCGTTCAAAGTGTCTATCGAAAATTCCCCAAAAACGATGGTGCCTATGTAATAAGATGTCATTGTAAACCCTCCAAAAAGTCTAACCATTCTTGACCACGGTGCTCAAGCACAAACTCGGGCGATCCCTTGGTGCCTGCCTTGACCTCGGTGCGTGATGGTATGCGGTTGCCGTAGTAGTCATTGAACGACTCATTACCAAGTAAGCACCAGCCATCTGTGATGGCCTGCATCATGGCACGGCCGTACGATCCCTGCATTGACCATAAGCCGCCGTTGATAGCACGTTGGATGGAGGCATAGAGCTCGTACTCGTCGACTGCGTCGTCTGCCTCTATGTTGTTGATGTCTTTTAATGATAGTGTCATACCTGCTCTCCAGTTAATGAAATAAGCCAATTTTGTTTTACATACTGTGATTTATCTAATAGGTAATTTGTGCATTCTTCAAGTGTACCATAAAACTCTATTACACCTGAGTTACTTACGCAGTATTCTGTCATTGTGTTAGTCCTCTTTGAATAATTGTAAAAAGTAAGTGACAGAGTCCGCCACATTGTTTGCTAGGTCTTGCCCCTCCATTGTCTCGAATGGCTCCCATGGTGTCGCAATGTCCCAGTTCTCATCGGCAATACCCTCGAGGATCTTTGAGAATGGTAAGTCGCCGTCCCAGTCTGATAAGTATGTGCTCAGTACAAAATGCTCTGCCTTGTTGCGTAATTGTTCTGCGTTCATTATTCCTGCTCCTCATATAGTTTGATCTTGGCATCCTCGGGGTTGTGATACCACCGGTTGATAATTAGCCATGCGTCGTCTTCGTCGTATGCGTAAATCAGTGGGCGATCAATGCCGTCCACGGTTGGTTGATATAGTGCTCCCATTATTCCCACTCCTCTATGTCGTAGTCGTATACATAAAACCCCTGGTCTACGGCCTGTTGGTAGGCCTCTGCAAAAGTCGGTGCGTCGATGATGAGGGTCTGCCCCTCCTCATCCTTAAAGTATGCTGTAATCATGCTGTGATCTCCTGTACAAACTGCTCTGCCTCTTCGAGGGTGGCGAACGACTTGACCATGTGCCCCCAGCCGACGTGCATCTCCATTACAGTAAACCGGCCGCCACGATAGCTAGGCTTGTCGATGCGGTACGTTGGGTTGTCGATACTTGGTAAATTCCAAAGTCTTGCACGCTCTTTGTCTTCTGCCCAGTCAAATTTTGTCATATATCCTCCGTTGTTTAATTCATTATACCGATTTTGGCCGGCCGTTGTCAATAATTATTTTTCCCACTTAGCCAGGCCGTACAGGCCGTCCTTGACCTGCGCCAGGGTGTTGCGTACTACATTGGCACTGCTCTCACACTCGAGAGCCAGTACATCATCACCGCGCACATGAGCGCAGTCTGCTAGCTCCACAATATCTTTAAGGTATGCCCTTAGCGCATACTCCACTAATTCTCCTTGGCGGGTTGTGAGCCCGATCTCGAATTTATTTACCATACATCCTCCTATTAGTCGTATACACCCAGCTCACCTGGGTTAATCCATTCTGCGTGCAGGCCGTACCTGGCCAGCGTGTTGGTGATCAGTGGGTTAACCCCAAACTCCCAGTCCGGTATGTTGCGGCCGTCGTAGTAGTCTGCCCATATTGTGTCGCGGTCGTACTCGCCGTAGATACCCTCGGCACTGATCTGAAAATTCTCAATGTCACTGCGCTCGTACACTGGCGCGCCGATCTTTTTGAGTGCGTTGAATGCTAGTCTGTGGTTGCGTGTCATGGTGTAGCTCCTATGTGTTGGTCTCATCAGTGCCAGCATCACTGGCATACGCCTCGCGGCGTTTCGACCTGTACTACGCGTACTCCCTTGCTGTTATGAATTGAAAGTACTCAGGATTGAATTCACCCCACTCGGCGGCCTTGTCGCCGATTAGTGAGCCAGCCATGATGTTGAAATCATACACTGCAATGCAGTCCTGATCCAGTGCCGTGGCCAGCACGCCCACGTTACCAGTGTGATATGCGTAGTGGATAATGACTGTTGGCTCGTCGCCGTCGGTGCTGATACGCACCTGCTGGACTCCTGATACAAACTGCAATGCCTTGGCCAGTGTTTGCTCTACTGTATTATAGCCGCCTGTGAATGGGTTAGCTAACCCGATATTGATAGTGTACATAGTGCTCCTTGTGTTGGTCTCATCAGTGCACGCATCACGTGCATACCGTGTCGCCACGGTTTCGACCTGCTATGAGTTAAGCCACTCATCATACGTTTTTAATGGCTTACCGTTTGTAATTGAATTGCCGTTGCCGTCATCGGCGCAAGCTAAGTAAATTTGGTACTCTTGATCGTTAGTACCACGCATTTTGGTTTGCCAATCTGCGCTTAATAATAAACTGTCATTATCTTGCATGGTATAGCTCCTGTTATTTGGTTAGTACTGCCTCGAGCGCACTGGTGTACAATGCGCTCTGAGCATTACTATCTATTAGCATACGCAGGGATGAATACCTGCACCGGTTCTGCCGGCTCCCCCTTATTTATCGCGGTTGGGTTTGCGTACTGCAACTGCTTTACTACCATGACTCTACTATAACGACCTTTGGAATGGATGTCAACAACTATTTAATACTTGACTGGACTGTGGGGTTTTGTGGGATAGTGTGGGTTTGCTGGTGATCTCTATGCTGTTGTATTCTCGCCCACCCTCCAATTTGCCCCTCGCGTGCGCATCGCCTCCTAGCCCTTATGCTACCTCGAAGACTAGAGATCGTCACCTACTTGATACCTACCCCTCAACTCTAGTCAGCTCGTCTCCTAGGTGCCTTAAAACGCGCCCAATCCGTCAATAGGTGTTTACCCTAATAGCCAGCTAAGTTAGTCGCCACTAAGTTAATGCACCAAAATGGTGCACGCGCCAGCTTGGCGCCGTGTCACGTTGCTGTGTTGTTATCTTGCCACAGTGTTGCGTGCATACAACAGAGCTGACGTATGCACCACATTGGTGCACTAACTTAGTGGCTACTAACATCATGCACCACATTGGTGCACGCGCCTGCTTGCCTCGGCAGACAGGGTGCTGGGCGCGGAGTCAATAGGTGTTTACCCTAGGTGTTGTGCCAGCGCAACACTGGACTGTTGGGCTCGGCATACAGGGTGCTGGGCGCGGAGTCAATAGGTGTTTACCCTAGGTGTTGCGCGCATACAACAGTGTGGCAAGATAACAACGCCGCAATCTGACGCGAGCCTGCGTTTCACAATGTGAAATGCGTTACCACAATGCGGAACAGGGGGTGTTGTTTTTAAACCACACTACCCAATTTGGGTCCTGTCGGGGTTGGGCTTGGTGGCCCCATGCCAGACCCTAAGTTTGTGAAATTTCCCGGAAACACAGACCCTAAATTTTTTTTTATAAACTAGGGCGGAGAGGACCTACTACATGTAGTAGGTAGGGGCACTAAAATCACTAGAATGACAGGGTGTACAGGGTAGACACGCCTTTTTACTCTTTTTTAAATTTTTTTTAAAAAAAAAATAAATAAAGTATGGAAAGAGTGAAATAAGCCGTGCTACCCTGTCTACCCTTGACAAACCTGCTTTATTTGCACTGGAAGGGCGACAACCCCTGGTTCTTTGTATTATTATGTGTATGAACAAATACGTATACCAAATCCAAGGCGCCCTGGAGAGTAGGCAAGGGCAGTTCTTGGGGCTTCGTGTCCTGGTGTGCGATGTGTACCACTTTGATTCGGTTGATATACCTGTAGAGGTACTAGATTCAGAAACCGCAAAGTATTTACAGTTCAGGCTTTCTATTACGGCGGAGACGGTCAACATAGCAAAACTGCCGGTTGAAATTCAAAATAGGATACGCGCGCCGTTAGGGCGATGGCTGGACCACTGGGTCCTAGATAATTTTTATGGCGATAACAGCAAACACAAAGATACTAACGCTTGATTACTGGAAGCCAGCGTACAAGCTGGAGGTAGGTGACTATGTCTTTGATCGTAAGGGCAACATAGTCCAGGTCAAACTAGCACAGCAGTACCAAGGCATCCGCTGCTATGAGGTCATGTTCAACGACTACCTGACCGTGGAAGGTGACGCCAACCTGGCACTACCCACAGAGAACCCCAAGTACCGCAACCGACTGGTAACGTACAAGGGCAAGCTGCAGTTTAGGCGCCCGCTTAAGTCTCTGACAGCAGAAAAGCTGCTCGATACCCCGCTCCTAGACGAGCGTAACCGAAAAACAATCTCGGTTCCCACCACAAACCCCCTGGCATTACCCCACCAAGACCTACCAATCCCGCCATTTGTCTTTGGCTTCTGGTTCTTTGCCCGTAGATCCACTGGCAGGATGGCCGCGGCCAAGGGAACGACCGAGTTTGTGGTCCAAAGATTCAAAGACTATGGCTACAAAGTGGTTATGGGCCCGCTAATTAACACTGGCGAGCGTGAGTTTAGCGTAAAACCGACGGTTGAGTCGCAGTTAATCCCCAGTATCCCTAAGATCATTACCAACAACTACCTGTTCTCGTCCCCAGAACAGCGCCAAGACCTGCTTTCTGGCATTGTCTGCGCAAAAAACAGGCGTTACAACAAGAGAAAGGACCGTTTTCGGTTTTCTTCTCGCCAGTACGACACCGTTCGCCGCGTCCAGCTCTTGGCAGAGTCCCTTGGCGGGCGTTCTAGCATACAAAACGACCCAAACAGGAAGAACTTTACGGTTTTCTTTAAGATCCGCAGCACAATTCACCCTGAACAGGCCTCGCCAAGCATAAAAGTCCACCATGGACGGCGCTATATCAGCAAGATCAGCGAGATCCCGACCCAGCTCTGCGTGCACATTGAGACAACGGGCGAGGATAACACCATTCTAGTCGGGGAGGGCTTCATACCGTGTCTTTAACAACAAAACAAGAGGCCATCCTTAAGAAATTTGCCGAGGAGCGCAAGAACTGGCCGCAGCAACAGCTAGATGCCGCCATCTGGCGCATCAAGTGGAGCCTACAAGCGCTGCCACACCAAAAAGAACCAGAGGATGGGGAGTATGACACGTTTCTTATGCTTGCCGGTCGTGGATCGGGCAAGACTCACACGGCCTCTCACTGGATTGGCATTCGTGCTTGGCTGTATGACAACACCCGCTGGCTCGTCACAGCTCCCACCTCAAACGATATACGTGCAACTTGTTTCGAGGGGGACTCTGGACTTATCAGTATCATTCCCTCGTCACTTATCCGTGATTACAACAAGTCACTCTTTGAGATTACCCTCACCAACGGATCCATCATCCAAGGTATTCCAGCATCCGAACCAGAACGGTACCGTGGTAAGCAGTACCATGGGGCCTGGTTCGACGAGCTGTGTGCATTCGATTACATCGACGATGCCTACGATGGCGTACAGTTTACCCTCCGTCTTAAGGACCCGCGAATCCCCCGGGTGCAGCAGATTATTACCACCACTCCCAAGCCCAAGGAACTGATTGTAGACCTTAACGAGGGCAAGGTAGGGGGTGATGTATACGTAGCCAACGCGAGCTCCTACGACAACCGTGCGAACCTCTCAGAGACCTTCTTTAAGCAGCTAGAGACATACGAGGGCACCGACATTGGTAAGCAGGAGATCTACGGCGAGATCTTGGATCCAGAAGCAGCCGGTATCATCAAGCGTAAACATTTCCGCATGTGGCCAGCAAACAAACCCACTCCCGTCCTAGAGTATGTGATTGCCTCGTATGACCCGGCGACCAGCGAGAAGACGGTAAATGACCCTACTGCCTGTACGGTCTGGGGTGTGTTTGAGAGGGAAGACGCTGGGACCTCTGTCATACTGTTAGATGCATGGGACGCGCACCTGTCGTACCCTGAGCTGCGCCGTAAGGTGATTGACGACTTCAAGGAAGTAGTCTATGGGGCAGACAATGACTTCGGTAAGGGCAAGAAGGCCGACCTAATACTGATGGAAGACAAGTCTGCCGGTATCTCGTTGATCCAAGAACTCCAGGGCGCTGGTGTCCCTGTCCGTGGATACAACCCAGGCCGCGCGGATAAGATCCAGCGTATCAACATCGTGGCACCGCTCGTGGTTAAGGGCAAGGTGTTCATCCCCGAAGAGCCAAGCAACCCAGGCGAGTACGCCAACTGGGCTAAACGCTTCATGAGGCAAGTTTGTTCATTTCCGGAGGCTGGGGGCCATGACGACTACGTTGACAGCCTCAGCCAAGCCCTACGCGTCCTCAGGGACTCTGGCTGGCTGCAGCTTGATCCGCTGCCTGCTAGGGACTATGACTACGCTGACGACGACTCAAACAAGAAGTTTAGCAATCCCTACGCACAATAGGGCGGAAACGCCTCCATTCTTGTATTATTATAATTAGAATGGACATTTTAAAGACTCCCCACCAAAAGCTGCTCGAAGAGGCAGGCGCCGTCCCTGCGTCACCTGGGATGGTCCACACCCCCAAACAAATGCTGATGCAAGAGTCTGGCATCATGCCACGGTTTGCTCCAGGTGGTAAAGTAGCCAAAGGCGCTTTGTCTTTGCTTCAAAAACAAGCAAACAAGGCTAAGTATCTTAAAGATACCAAAGTGGTTGATTACAACGGTAAACCAATTACCATGTACCACCACACAACAGATTTTCAAGGTGATGCCTTTGATCCAAAATTAGTGCAACAAAAAGATCAGGGATACCATGGTCAAGGCATGTATTTTGGCGCGGACGATTATTTAAAACGCAGCGCGTTCGGTAAAAATAGCACCGGAAACGTTGCTGGGCAAGAAGGTTTTGAAGAAGGTTCTCAAGTAATGCCTGTTAACTTGTCAATTAAAAATCCAAAATACATTGATGTAGCAGACCAATCATTGTACGGAGTTCCCTCGGAAGAATTAAAAAAACAAGGATACGACGGCGTTATTGTTACCCGTGATGACTCATTTAAAAATGCAATGGGCCGGGTTGTTCCAAGACAAAAAGTTTACAATGCGGTTGCCTTTGAACCAACGCAAGTTAAATCTGCAATTGGTAACGAAGGAACTTTTGATCCATTAGACCCTAGACTGTCAAAAGCAGAAGGTGGTCATATATCAGCCGAAGATATGCTGGCTGAGCTAATCTACCGCGGTCAAGCCCCACAGCATTTTGCAGAGGGTGGTCGTGCAGAAAGAATGAGCCCAGAGTTTCAGGCTTTGCTGGATAAACTTTACAGCCAGCAAATTTACAGCGGCGAGTTGCCCCCAGAGCCTACGTTCCAAGCGCAACCAGTTACATTGACATCCCGCGCCCGCGATGCAGCAGCCTCGTTAATTGGCGACTTACCAGCCGACAGATTGTTTGGTACAGGATCAGAAGGCCAAAAGATAGAGTACTTGCCCTTACAATTTTTAAACCCGATCAGTGCTATTACAGAGACGATCAGTGCAGTTCCAGAAACAGCAAGGCAACTACATCAGGGCGATCTGATGGGTGCCGGCTTTACAGCAGGCGCTACAGGACTTGGAGTCCTACCGTTCTTAAAACCGATTAAAAGCGCTATCAAAAAGTTAAAACCTAAAAAATAATTTATGGCACAACCAATACTACCGATGCAAACCGGCGCTAACCTACCTGGCCTTGAGAAAGAGCAGGACCTGGAACTGGCGGCGCAACAAGATGCAGAGATGGACTACTACGAAGAAGCGCTTGGACTTGAGCCAGGCGACGTAGAGCAAGAGATCATCGAGCAGGAAGATGGATCGGTCGTAGTTAACTTTACACCAAAGGCATCTCCCAAAGAGGCGCCAGAGTTTTATGCCAACCTAGCCGAAGAGTTGGATGAAGAGATCCTAGAGGGACTAGCACAAGAATATTTAGATTTCATTGACGTCGACCAAGAGTCACGCAAGCAACGAGACAAACAGTACGAAGAAGGACTTCGTCGCACTGGACTCGGCAAGGACGCGCCCGGAGGAGCCACGTTTGACGGAGCTTCCAAAGTCGTCCACCCTGTTATGGCTGAGGCATGCGTTGACTTTGCTGCCTCATCCTCAAGAGAATTACTACCGCCCGATGGCATCGTGCGCTCTAACGTTAAGGGTAAGGCAGACCGTCTCAAGGAAGAGACAGCCGCTCGTAAGGTAGATTTCCTAAACTGGCAGCTCACAGAACAGGTCGCTGAGTACCGCGACGAGATGGAGCAACTCCTTACTCAGTTACCCCTTGGTGGTTCACAGTTCCTCAAGTGGCGCTGGGAGTCAGAGCAAAAGCGTCCTACCTGCGAGTGGGTGCCAATTGATAACATCCTCCTGCCTTACGCATCAACCAACTTCTACACAGCACAGCGTGTAACTGAAGTACAAGACATTACAGAAGACACATTTATGCAGCGCGTGTCCGCTGGCATCTACCGCGACATTGATACCGAGTATTCATCAGATGCGCCACTTACTGAGCAAACTCAGTCACAAAAAGCAAACGACAAGATTGAGGGCAAACAAGAGCCATCTAAAAACATTGATGGTCTGCGCCGTGTCTACGAGATTACCTGCTTCATGCGTTTGGATGACGACGCAGAGACCGGCGGCGAGCGCGCCCCGTACATCCTAACTATCGACGAGACAACAAGCAAGGTCATTGGACTCTACCGTAACTGGGAAGCCAACGACGAGAAAATGGAGAAGCTGGACTGGTATGTCGAGTTTAAATTTATTCCTTGGCGCGGCGCCTACGCAATTGGTTTGCCTCATCTCATTGGCGGCCTTGCTGCTGCTCTTACTGGTGCTCTACGTGCTCTACTCGACGCTGCGCACATTAACAACAGCCAGACGCTTCTTAAGCTCAAAGGCGGCCGAATTGGAGGCCAATCGGATCGCATCGAGCCAACGCAAGTCGTCGAAATCGAAGGTGCGCCGGGAGTAGACGACGTACGTAAGTTGGCTATGCCAATGCCGTTCAACCAGCCGTCCTCTGTATTGTTCAACCTCTTAGGCTGGCTGACAGACGCAGCTAAGGGCGTAGTCAGCACAGCAGAAGAAAAGATTGGCCAGGCAAACAACAACATGCCGGTTGGTACGGCACAGGCTCTGATCGAGCAAGGCGCTAAGGTATTCTCAGCAATCCACTCCCGCCTGCATCGTAGCCAGGCTAAATCTTTAGCAATCGTATCCCGTATTAATCACTGGTACCTGGATGAAATGGACAACCAGTCCGGCTCTGAGATCCAGGTTCGTGACTTTGCATCAAACAACGACGTACGCCCAGTATCCGATCCTAACATCTTCTCTGAGACACAGCGTGTTGCACAGAACCAGGCTTTGTTGCAAATGGCTACGTCAGCCCCTCCCGGGATGTTTGACGTACGTGCAGTCTATCGCCGTGTCTTAGGTCAGCTTAAGATCCCCGCGATTGACGAGGTATTGCCAAACCCACTGGGAGCTAAAGAGTCTAACCCTGCGCTAGAGAATGTTGGTATGACAATGGGCCGCCCAGCCGCTGCCTACCCAGACCAAGATCATATCTCACACATTAAGATCCACTTGGCATACGCCAAAGATCCAGCGTACGGATCCAGCCCAGTTATTGGGCCATCGTTTGCACCGCATGCCCTGGAGCACATCAAGCAACACTTGACACTCCACTACCTGCAGTCCATGCGCTCGTACGTGGCACAGGCAGCAGGCGGCCGCGATACACTGGAACTGCACCAAGAGAAGCCGCTAAACCTAGAAGCGCAGCAGGCACTTGCACTGGCATCCGACATGGTAACACAAGACGCGCAGCAGTCTATGCAGGCGTTTATTCCTGAGATCCAGGCATTGGCCCAGAAGGTACAGCAAGCCGTACAAGCACAGCAACAGCAGATGGCTAACGCCGACCCAACGGCACAGGTTATCCTCAAGACCCAGATGGCCGAGACACAGCGCAAACAGGCTGAGTCCCAGGCACGTATGCAGCTTGATGCAGAGAAGTCTAAGCAAGACTACCAGCTGCGTATTGCTGAGTTGCAGCGCCAGGTTGCCGAGCTGGAGACTAAGTACCAGACCCAGAGCGCAATCGACTCAAACAAGAGCACGACACATATCGCACTGGCAGACGTCAACAACGCCTCCCGCGAGCGAGTTGCTGCAATCAACGCACAGGCCGGCCTAACAGCCGACCAGATGGCAATGGCACACGAGCAAAACCAGACAGCGTTCCAGGCATCTAACGCGGCGCAGCAAGAACTAACACGCCACGGTCTGGACATTGAAAAAAGAGCATTTGAGCAACAAGCCGCACAAACCCAAGAGCTGCTAAGAGCAGCAGCCGCGCAACAACCACCAACTAACCCAACAGGAGTGTAATATGGCCGATAATAACTTAAAAGGCTTTCGTCAGACTTACCAAGAGACCGGCACGCTATCCAGCGGCGGCGGTCCAGAGGACAAAAAACTAGACGCAGGAGCCTCTGGTTCCAAGCGTTCTAACAACGCAGCCAAAGGTAAACCAGCTCGCTCGAGCAAGGTAGGACCAGATAAGAACCTAAAAGACATTGGCGGCGGTAACTTTTATTAATACAATTTGGGGCGGATTTTCTAGCTCCTTTGTATTATTATAAGTATGAAAGACTTTATTTCTGAAATTATTTCGCGAACGCGCAATGAACAGGCAAAATTGGCGGAAACCCTCACCGCTGGAAGTAATGTGAATAGCTTTGACGATTACCAGCGCTTAGTTGGTAGGTTTGAAGGATTTAGGGAAGTACTCGACATTATAAATGAAATTCTGAGGGAAGACGAAGACGACCTGTAAAGGTCATAGGGAGCACTGAACAGTGTTTGATTTAAAAGGCAATGAAGAGCCGGATACAAGATCAGAGGAAGAATGTTTTCCCCCAATCAACACCGGAATTGAGGTCGCTGGAGATCGTGTTTTAGTCCAACTACGACGCGAAAAGTCAACCAGCAAAGGCGGAATCATCCTCGTAGATGAGACCAGACAGACGTTACGATTTAACGAGACCGTTGCAAAGGTAGTCCAGATTGGACCCTTGGCATACAAATCGCCAGATACATTGGAGCCGTGGATTGAAGGCCCCTGGTGTAATGTAGGTGACTTGGTTCGCACCATTAAGTACGGCGGCGATCGGTTTGTTGTGCAACCAGATGATGAGGGTTCTCCCGTAGTATTCATCACGTTGCAGGCTCGTGAAATCATCTCTCGCATCAAGTCGTTTGAGTATGCGCAGAAAATGAAAGCGTTTATTGATTAACTTTTGTAAAAAAGAATAAAATGGCAGATAATGAAAAAGACGTTCCGATTAAGGAACAAAATGATGGCTCGTTTTTAGCCCGTGTAGAAGAACCAGAACAGTTTGACGACGAGGAAGAAGAGCTTAAAGAAGGTGGCAAGGTAGAAGCCGCCGAAGAATCAGATGACGATAACCAAGATGAAGATCAAGGGTCAGATGATAATGATGACGAAGAGACAGACGACGAGCGCGAGAAGATCCGTGAAGCTCGCCGCGAAGAGCGCAGGCTAAAGAAAGAACTAGCTAAGCAGCGTGAGGCGTCATCCAAGCACAAGATTAGCGCACTTGAAAAGCGTAACGAAGATTTAGCTCGTAGATTGGCGGCAGTAGAAAACACCGCAGCATCGTACCAGTTTGCACAGATTGACAAGGCCCTCGAGGATGAGGCGACCCGAGTTGAGTATGCAAAGATGAAGATGCTACAGGCGGCACAGTCTAATGACGCAGCTGGCCAGATTGAATACCTGGAACAGTTAACAGAAGCTAAACAACGTCTGCAGCAAGTGCAGTATTACAAGAAACAACAGCTCGAGGCTGCTAAGTCACCTAAGCAGAACGTGCCAAGTGAGATGTCTAATGAGGTCCAGCAGAATGCAACACGTTGGCTCAAAAAGAACTCTTGGTTTGATCCACAGGCCCGAGATACAGATAGTAGAATTGCCAAAGTAGTTGATCAAGAACTCGCCGCAGACGGCTGGGATCCGACGGATTCCGAGTACTGGGAAGAGTTAGACAGTCGTTTAGCAAGTCGTCTGCCACACCGCTACACAACAAGGGGTGGTAATAACAAGCGCTCTTCAGCAGGCCCAACGGCCTCTAGCAGGGTAGCTAACACAACCAGCGCCAAGCCAGGCACCATCACACTAAGCCGTGAGCGTGTACAGGCAATCAAGGACGCAGGTTCATGGGACGATGTAGAGAAACGAAACAAAATGATCCGCGCATACGCATCGTATGATCGCGCTAATAAAGGATAAACAAAATGGCAAATACAAGAATTAAACGTGACTTAGACGACCGCATGGCCGACAGAGCACAAGAGGTGATTGAGCGTTCAAATAGCGCCAATCCGGATGACATTGCACGTCGTGAACGCCTTGATGCGTTTAGAGACAAGTGGGCAAATAGTGCGTTGCCCGATCTTCCCGCGGGGATCATTCCCGGGATGCACTTGTGTTGGTTGTCAACAACCAATACTTACGACAGTATCGACAAACGTATGGCATTGGGTTATGAGCCAGTTAAAGCTAGCGAATTAGGCAAAGGCTTTGAAGGACTAGGCAAAATGAGCTCGGGCAAGTTTGAAGGCTGTGTTAGTTGTAACGAAATGGTACTCTTCAAATTACCAGAAGACATCTACCAAGAAGTAATGCGTATGCTCCACCTGGAGGATCCGCTTGAACACCAACGCAATATTACCGCGCAGGTTCGCGACACAGCGCAGGGCAATAAAGGTGGCCGTTCAGTTCTTGAAGGTGGTTTACTGGAGATGGAAAAGGATACCGCAAGAGCGAATAACAAAAATGTTCGTTTTCAATAACATTCTTCAAAAATAACAAAGGAAATAAATAAATGTCCACAACATTTAAACCCTTTGGTCTGAAGCCTGTGTATCACCCAAGTGGTCTTGATCGTGCCGTTCCATTCGTTGGAACAAACACTTTCGTCACGGGTACTACATTTACAGCTCCTTACTCTTTGAGTGCTGGCGAAACTTTTTTCCAGTACCAACCAGTGAGCTTGACCGCTTCAGGTCAATTAACCATTGCAAACCACACTGCCGCTTCTGGCACAGTATACGGCGTATTTGACGGTGTAGAATTTACAACCGCTGAAGGTCGTCGTACATTAGGTAAGTCAATTTCCAAAGCCTCTTTGGACGCTGCTACCCAAATCGTATTCTGGATCTTCTCAGACCCAGCATTAGTTTACGAAGCTCAAGTAAACGGTTCAGCATCAACAGCCTCTATTGGCCGTCAGTACAACTTTGATACAACCACAGGTTCACGGACCATTGACGGTTATACCATTGGTACAGGTGGCGCAGGCTTCTCCACTACAGCATTGTTGGCAACTCCTGTTGCTACCACTGTTCAAGGACAAGTTCGCGTAGTAGGTTTAGGCCGTGAAGTAGCATACCCAACAGGCGAGTTAAACGCTTGGGGTGACGCTTTCACGATTGTTCAGGTCCAAATCGCTAACAACACGTTTGTTGCGCCTAAGGTCTCGATTTAATTAATAACGAAAGGAACTAGCAAATGGCAACCCCAATGCGTAGTACAGACTTTCGTGCGGTAGTCGAGCCGATTATCAACGAAGTCTTTGATGGTGTATATGAGCAACGTGCAGACGAATGGAAAGGCTTTGTTAAGCAGATCCAGGGTATCCCACGTAATTATCACGAAGAAGTAATGCTGTTCGGTATGAACGCAGCTCCTGCAATGCCTGACGGCACTCCAGTTAGCTACGATCAAGGCGGTACACTGTACATCACCCGATTTATTTATCAAATCTATGGCTTGGCTTATGCCTTGACCAAGGTTTTGATGGAAGACGGCGATCACATCCGTATCGGCTCAACCTTCGCTAAGCACCTCGCTCAGTCGATGATTGAAACCAAAGAAACCCTCTGCGCAAACCTCTTGAACTTCGCGTTCACAGCTGGTTATGTAGGCGGCGACGGCGTAACTTTGATCAACACAGCTCACCCTGTTGCAAACGGTTTGACATACTCTAACCAATTGTCTACACCTGCTTCTTTGAGCCAGACATCTGTTGAGCAGATGCTGATTCAGATCCGCAGCGCTATCGACAACAACGGTAAGCGTATTCGCCTCAAGGCAGAGCAGTTAGTTGTTCCACCAGCACTCGAGTTCCAAGCAGAAGTAATTCTGAAATCGGTTCTCCGTTCTGGTACAGCGGACAACGATTTGAACCCAATCAAGTCAACAGGTATGTTGCCAAAAGGCACACACGTTGTTACTCGTTTGAGCTCAAGCAAAGCCTGGTGGGTACAGACTGATGCCGAAAATGGTCTCATGCTCGTAATGCGTCGTCCAATGGAGAAATCCATGGAAGGCGATTTCGAGACAGACAGCATGCGTTACAAAGCAACCGAGCGTTACGCAACTGGATGGCACGATGCACGTAACATTTATGGTACAGCTGGTTTGTAATCCAAGCCACTCGAAGTAACAAAAAAGCCACCCACAAGGTGGCTTTTTTGCTTTTAGGGCGGTTTTCCTACTTTTCTTGTATTATTATATATAAGGAAGATAAATCCCATTCTGACTGCCGAAACTTCCCGGCAAGACGCCTCAGAGACAGCTTGGGATACCCACTGAGATAAGGAATCAACATGTCAAGCACATTTACAACCCCCATTCGTGTATTTAAACGTAACAACCCGACAAACAATGGCGTTATTGCCCCAGATAACACTGGCGCCGTACGCCTAAGTCAACAAGACGTAATCTTAAACCCAATTACGGCCGTAACTGCTGCACCCACTACACTAACAACCGCCCCTGTTGGCACAACCACGGCAGTTCCTTTTGTGTTGCCAGCCGGCTCGATTATTGAGTCGTTTGCACTTTATCAAACCACAGTTCCCGTAGGCCTTGTTGGTGGCGTAATTACTATGTCGATCAGCATTACCAACCCAACAACTGGTGTCGTAACTACAACTGCAATCGGCACAATTACCCCAACAGCGGCCGGTGGCCGTATTGCTGGTGTGTTTACCGCTAGTGCGGCTGTTGCTGCTATTATTAATAACATTGGTCTACTCGACGCTACATTGACATTCTCTGCAGCCGATGTAACAACATTAACAAGCGGCTCTTTGGGTGGCACATTGGATGTTAACTACACAGCACGTAACGCTGACGGCTCAATCATTGCCTACGGTTCTGGTTATACAAATAACTAATTAAGACGGCGGGGTAACCCGCCTCTTTTAACCTCTAGGACGAATTATGCCAACACCATCAAATACATTTGTAGCACCCCCACATTCCGTATCCGTTCAAGGCGCATACGAGCCATTTAACTTGCAAGTCGCACGTAACCAGATTGCTGGTCACTCAGCTTTTTCAATTTTTGGATACAACGGCGACATTGATCAAACGGAAGAGTCAGTATGGCCGGACGGCGGAACTGTTCCACACCCAACAACCGCTTCAGTTTTAGACATTGTATCTACTAGCACAGATGATGACGGTAGCCCAGTAGGAACAGGGGCAAGAACTGTATATATTGAAGGTTTAGATAACAACTACAACGTTATTAGTGAGACTGTTATTTTAAACGGCACAACCGCTGTAGCAACAGTTAAGTCGTACCTGTACGTTAACCAGTTTTATGTTGCCACAGTAGGAACTGGCGGTGTAAACGCTGGTGAAATTACTGCAAAAGTTGGCGCAACATTGTACGATTTAATTGCGGTTGGGTACAACCAGCGCACCACGGCGCACTACTGCGTACCTGCGGGATACACAGCGTACTTAACCGAAGCTGTTCTTACGGCTGGACAAGCAACAGGTTCTACTGCAGTTACCGCTTTTTTAAAGCAACATGGCCCCGATGGTATTTTGCGTGTAGTGGCAATATCTACACTAAACAACGGTTCGATTCAGTATGACTTTGCGTATCCTGTTGCAATAACAGAAAAAAGCTGTTTTGGTGCAACCGCAATAGGCGCCGCTAACAACAACTCAGTCAGCGCGTTTTTTAACTTTGTTTTGATTAAGAACAATTTACAGGTAGCATAAATGCCAGTATACCTTGATACGCGAGGTAATAGTGTTCTGTCTGTGGCGATCTGTGATCGCTGCAGCAGAAAGTTTGCGTATACAGATTTAATGCCAGATCCAAATTTCCCTGGCATGCGAGTGTGCGCCGCGGATAAAGATAATTTTGATCCATGGCGTCTCCCAGCTATACAAACAGAAAACATTGCCTTGCGTTTTCCAAGACCTGATGTTAGCGTTGCTACAGGTCCAATCGGCGGAGACGAGATACTGACATTACCATCAGGCAATCCAGGAAACAATTCAGTCTTTATTACGCAGACCCAAGAACAGGCAACAACCGCTGGCGAGTCTGGTAACCTAAAAAAATAAGAATATGGCCAATCAAAGTATATCACAACTAGGTACCGCAACAGCACTAACGGGTGATGAGCTGACTGTTGTCGTCCAGAATGGTGTAACCAAACAAACTCAGCTACAAGACATTGCAAACCTTGGCGGCCCCACAGGACCAACCGGACCACAGGGTAACACAGGTCCCACAGGCCCAACAGGCTGGACTGGACCCACAGGGCCACAAGGCGTAACAGGCCCAACAGGACCACAAGGACCGCAAGGAATTGTCGGCCCCACTGGCGACATTGGCCCACTAGGCCCAACAGGTGACACGGGACCAACAGGCATCCAAGGACCCACTGGTGCCACTGGGCCATTAGGACCAACAGGACCACAAGGTTTTCAAGGACCAACGGGACCACAAGGCATACAAGGCGAAACTGGACCCACTGGACCATTAGGACCAACAGGACCACAAGGCATTCAGGGACCAACAGGCCCGACAGGCGACACAGGACCACAAGGCCTACTAGGGCCCACAGGTGCAACGGGACCACAAGGCTCGTCGTCCAGTTTGTTTTTCTACGAGGCAAACACCACGATAACAAGCGGCGATCCAACCGCTGGATTTATCATATGGAACAATGCAACGCAAGTAAGTGCGACGCAGATAAACATACACCACCTTACCGATAACAACATCGACATTGACATCTTTTTGGCGACGTTGCAGGCTACTGAAATAATTACAATTCAAGATCAAACGGTCAGTGGAAACTTTCAAAGCTGGACAATCAGCGGCGCGCCAACAAACATTAATCCAAATAGCGTAAACAGCTACTGGACCGTCCCTGTAACATTAGTAACATCGGGCGGCACTGGCACGACTAACTTTGCTAACGGCCTACCACTGCTCTTAGCGCTTGTCAGCGGTGTAGCAGGACCAGCTGGACCACAAGGCCCCACAGGTGACACTGGACCATTAGGACCTACAGGACCACAAGGTATTCAAGGACCAACCGGCCCAACAGGCGACACAGGACCGCAAGGTCCTGTAGGCCCAACTGGTCCAACAGGACCACAAGGCATTCAAGGACCGACAGGCCCCACAGGAGAGACAGGACCACAAGGCGTCCCCGGAGCAACAGGCGACACTGGTCCGACAGGACCGACAACATATCCCGCATCTGGTGTAGCAGTATCTACCGGAACAGCATGGGGCGCGTCATTGGTAGCAGCAAGCACAAACACCGCAAGCGCGCTGGTACAGCGCGATACAAACGGTGACTTTGCAGCACGTATTATCACAGCAACGAGTTACGTTGGAGTATCTGGCGGCACATTTTAATTAGGGGTAGTCTATGAAAATCGCCGTATATGCGATTTGTAAAAACGAAGAACAGTTTGTAAAAACGTTTTGTGAGTCAAGTAAGTTAGCGGATTATATTTTAATTGCTGACACAGGGTCAACCGACAACACGGTCGAGGAGGCTAAAAAGCATGGGGCTGTGGTTCAATCCATTTGTATTTCTCCTTGGCGCTTCGATCATGCTAGGAATGCCGCTTTGGCGTTACTGCCCGCTGACATCGACGTTTGTATCTCGTTAGATTTAGACGAACAGTTAGAACCTGGTTGGCGTGAAGAGATTGAGCGGTTGTGGAAAGAAGACACAACGCGATTAAGTTATAAGTTTGACTGGGGTCACGGCAAGGTGTTTTACAGTACCAAGGTTCACAGCCGCAAGGGATACCACTGGCACCATCCGTGCCATGAGTATATAAGGCCAGATCATCGGACTAAGGAAGTGTTTGCGTACAGTGAGATGCTCATGATCACGCATCACCCCGACGAGACTAAGTCACGCGGACAGTACCTAGACTTGCTTGAGATGTCGGTAAAAGAAGACCCAAGCTGCCCACGTAATGCGTTTTACTATGCTCGGGAGTTAACATACTACCAGCGCTGGGCAGAGGCAATAGAAGCATTAAATAAGTACCTAGCAATGCCAGAGGCAACTTGGAACAACGAAAGATCGTACGCACTTAGGCTGATTGGTAACTGCTACGACAACTTAGGAGCTGACGGAATTAGTTGGTATCGTAAGGCAGTAGCAGAAGACGCTGGCGTAAGAGAGACGTGGTGTGAGCTGGCGCAGGCATGCTACAAAAAAGGATTGTGGGAGGAGTGTTACTCAGCAGCATGTAACGCACTCAAGCTAACACAGTGTACGCATACGTACACGATTGACGCAAGCAACTGGAAAGCAAGGCCGCATGATTTAGCGGCAATTGCGGCGTACAGATTAGGCTTTAAAAAAGAGGCAATACAACACGGCACAAATGCCTTAGAATTTGAACCAACCAATCAACGGTTAATAACAAACTTAGCGTTTTATAAGGAATAAAAATGGCAGCTTCCGGTTTTACACCAATTAGCTTATACCACAGCTCCACCGCAGCAGCGGTGCCGGTCAACACCAACCTAGTTAACGGTGAGCTGGCGATTAATATCACTGACGGCAAGCTGTACTACAAAGACAACGCCGGTGTTGTTAGACTACTTGCGTCTAATGCCACAACAACCCCAGTGACCTCTATTAGTTTTGGGTCAACTGGGTTAACTCCAAGCACCACAACGACAGGCGCAGTAACGGTTGCGGGCACATTAACAATCACTAACGGCGGTACAGGTCAAACCACAGCAAGCGCAGCGTTTAACGCACTTAGCCCAATCACGACCACTGGCGATTTAATTATTGGCAACGGTTCAAACAGCGCAACTAGGCTGGGGATTGGCACCAATGGTCAAGTGTTAACGTCAAATGGCGCGACGGCTACATGGGCCGCTGGAGGGCCTCCAGAAATAAAAACACCAACTAATGTGTCTCCTGCAAACGCAGCAACAAACATCGGTGAAACGCCAGTGCTTACTGGTTCTACATACTATAGTCTATACGGTATCGCTATGGCCGCTGGTCAATGGCAAGTATCTACCGTGTCTAACTTTGCAACAACTGTAGTAAGTACAGGCGACGTTGCTGGCACTTCAGTGTCTTACACGGTTGGCAGCGGAATCCTTGCCGTCAATACCACTTACTACTGGCGCGTCCGTTACAAAGACGCTAATGGTACGTACTCAGACTGGTCTACGGGCACATCGTTTACTACAGCCGCCTCTTTTGTACCCGCAATAGGTAGCGCATTAGGGGGTGGGTTCTTCGCTGGTCAGATCGACCAAGGCGGTACTATATATAACTTAATTGTCGCCCCAAAATCATCTGGTGAAAACTCTAGTAGACAATGGAAAACAGCAAATACAATCACTAGTGGAACATCCTCAGTTATTGACGGCCCCACTAATAGTACTAACATGAACAACGCCACCCACCCAGCCGCACAATTCTGTGAAGGGCTTACCATTGGTGGGTTTAGCGATTGGTATATGCCAGCTAAAAATGAATTAGAAGTGTGCTATTTTAATTTAAAACCAACAACAACTACCAATAATACTTCGTCAGGAACAAACACTAACGCAGTTCCTAGCAGGGGATCAAATTACACTTCTGGAACCCCAGCGCAAACTACGGTAGCGGCATTCCAAAGTGGAGGCGCAGAGGCGTTCGCTGCTGACGGCTACTGGTCTAGTACCGAGTTTGATGCTACGACCGCATGGTTTCAGAACTTCAGCGATGGCTTCCAGTTCTACGACGATAAGAACGGTTCACGCTACGTTCGGGCCGTCAGGAGAGTTCTCGCTTAATTCTTTAACCCTTTTATATGGCTCAATACAAACACCTTCCAATTTACAAGACGACCTACGAGTTGCTTGAAAAAGTTACTAGAAAAAAGGCGGTAAAATCATTAAGCGTAAAAGGCTGTTGGTTTAACGGAAAATTAACAAAACTCGTAAGACAGGATCAATCAAAATGTATATATGCGTAACCTATGTAGATGCAGCAACTAAAATTCCATGCAATGTGGCCCCTATGTCCACAGGACCATCATACCCAGACTTGCAAGACTTAAATATTGAGTTTTGGAATGAGTCTGTATGGCCCACCGACTTTCCTCTGTTCTATGGCACTTGTGCGGATAATATAGACATCAACACCCCGGGGATTGTTAAAGTACTAACCCAAGAACAATACGAAAATACCAAGGTTTCCGAGTTTGAGGCACGTATTGCCAATGTTAAAAACAAGGCTTCGACAATATTAACGCAAACCGACTGGACCACAATCCCCGATGTAGCAGACCCGTTAAAGTCAAACCCATACCTTACAAACCAAAATGAGTTTGTTGAGTTCCGCAATGTTATTCGCAACATTGCCATAAACCCGACATTAGACGCCGTGTTTCCTCAAACACCAAACGAAGTATGGAGTAGCTAAGTGAACATGCAAGAACTTTTTAACATTGCCATACCGATTATCTGTGGCGTGCTTGGTTGGTTTTGCCGCGAGCTTTGGACCGCTGTTCAGGAGCTCAAAGAGGACTTAGCAAAACTAAGAACCGAGCTACCAACGCACTATGTCTCTAAGGACGACTTCAACGACCGCTGGAACGAGGTACTAAAAGCCCTTCATCGTATTGAAGATAAGTTAGATAAAAAGGTGGATCGTTGATTGACCGCAAGAAGGTGGCGGCCATTGCGTTATCTGCCGCAGCCTTAGTTGGGATCGTGGCGCATGAGGGATACAGTGACGTGGCATACATTCCAGTACCAGGTGATGTGCCTACAATTGGTTTTGGCACCACTGGTAATGTAAAGCTAGGTGACAGGACAAACCCTATACGGGCGCTTGACCGTGCGCTGACTGACATACATAAGTTTGAGGGCGCGCTAAAAGAATGCGTCAAGGTGCCACTAAGCCAGAACGAGTACGATGCGTATATTAGCCTGTCGTACAACATCGGCAGCAACGCATTCTGCAACAGCAGCCTAGTTAAAAAATTAAACACAGAAGACTATGCTGGCGCATGCAAGGAAATACTGCGCTGGGATAAGTTCCAAGGTAAGCCGCTCGCTGGTCTGACAAAGCGTAGGCAAGACGAATACAAGAGGTGCATAGATGCTGGATCTAATAGCTAGTCCAATTTATAAGATACTCGCCGCAGTTGCCGCAGTGTCGCTGATATTTTTTGCCGGGTACTACAAGGGCTACATTGGCGAGCGGGATAAGCTGGTCCAGTTTAAGGCCCAGGTAGAGGCCCAGGCCAAATCACAGGCACAGATCAATAAGGCCGCCGCTGAAAAGCAGGCCGCCGTAACGCAGGGAATTGTAAATGAATATAAAGCTAGGCTTACTAATTTGCGCAATCTTTCTAACCGGCTGCCAGACCCTGGTACCGGCGCAGTGCCCGCCGTACCCGCAAGCCCCCAAGGAGCTTTTAAAGCCCCCTCCTACCCAGTATTTACTGGACAATGCCTTGAAACAACCTTGATGTTAACCACACTACAAGAATGGGTAAAGTCAGTATCTAACTGATGTTTGTATTATTATATACAAACGTACGGAGGAAAGATGATCCAATTTATCGTGGTATGGCTGGTTGTGTTCGCCATCATATTTAACAGCGTCCAGAGCAGCCCAGAGCAGCCCTTTGAGTGGGTAGCGGAGTCAACGCTCCAGCTCATAGAAAACTTTGAGGGAAAGCGCCACACAGCCTATCGAGACAGCCAGGGTAACTGGACGATCGGGGTGGGGCACCTAATCAAGCGTGAGACGCGTCATTTGCTGCATACAGAGCTTTCCGAGGAGCAGGTAAGGGGTATCCTACACCGAGACCTAGAAAAGTGCTCTACGGCCCTGCAAACGTCTCTAAACGTGTCTGTTACCAGACTACAAGCCGACGCATTGCACAGCCTCTGCCATAACATCGGACCAGACAATATGCGACGGTCTGACGTAGTAAAGCACCTCAACGCTGGAGATCCTGAAAAGGCGGCCCAGGCGTTTATGAACTGGGCTAACCCACCAGAGCTACGAAAGCGCAGAAAGGCTGAAAAAGCACTGTTCTTAGCAGGCACATAGGGCGTTTTAGGCCCTTTCTTTGTATTATTATATATAGGACTGATCATCCTTTTTAACCATTACAACCTATAGGAAACACCATGGAAGACTTCAAAAAAATCATTAAGATGAAAACTGGCGGCTCGGTAGACAAGGCCATTGAGGCATACGAGAAGCGCGAGCGCAAGACTAAGGTTTCCGACGACATTGCACAAGACAAGACAGTCGTTAAAAAGGGTGTTAAGCAGCACGAAGAAAACCTGCACAAGGGTCAACCAAAGACTGAACTTAAGCTCAAGACCGGCGGTCGTGCTAAGAAAGAAGGCGGCTGCGTTGGTCGTTATAAGACCGGCGGCACTGTAGAGAACGCATACGGCACACCTAAAACAAAAAAAGACATTAAGGACATCGCCAATACAAAACGCCAAAAGGCTAAGAAGATGCAAATGGGCGGCATGACTGGCCCAGCGGCAGCCGGCCCTATGGCAGCAACTCCCTCAGCACCAATGGGTCAAGGCCAGATGACTGAGTTAGAGAAGCGCCGTATGATGGAAAAGATGAAGCGCGCCAAAATGCTTGACCCAGCGCAACAAAGCGAATTGATTAAGCAGTCCCCTGCAGCCGCAGGTTTGGTTCCTCCCCCAGCTGGTCAATATAAAAAAGGCGGCAAAATTAAAAAGTGTGCAGAAGGCGGCTCGTTGAAAGACGTTGACGCTAGCGAGAATCCAGGTCTGTCTAAGTTACCTACAAATGTTCGTAACAAGATGGGTTACGCCAAAAAGGGCGGGAAGGTCTGCTAATGCCGATCAAGTCTAAGGCACAACAAGGCGCGATGTACGCCGCGGCCGCTGGCAAGAGCACCCTTGGCATCCCTAAGAAGGTTGGCAAGGAGTTTGTCAAGGCAGGCCCAGCGTCCAGCAAACTACCCAATAAAGTACAAAAGCGAGCCGCGGGCCGCGGAAGGTAACTGTGGCATACTCCGGCACATATAATCAGACTAAGGTCAATGTAGATCAGCTTATTTCCTATGCGTTTCGCGACGCAGGAAAGACCTCGGAAGAGATGACCCCTGAGTATGTACAAGCCGCTAAACAGGCGCTTTTTTACATCCTGCAGACCTCTGTCAACCGTGGTATCAACATTTGGCTGCAAGAAGTTGTTGTCCTTGGCGCACAGACTAACCAGCAGGTACTGCCCATGCCGGCTAACTGCGTGGACGTACTGGAGGCAAACTGGATCTACATTGTAAATCCATCCTTCTCCAGCACACTACCAACAAGCAATCCAAACGTCGCTTCGTTGTTTGACCAGTCTGGAAACGCAGACCTAAACCAATTTGCAACCACAACGCTAGGCGCCAACTTCTTCGGCGCGGCGTACTCACAAGCTACGAGGTTATTCTATGTGGGATTTAATGCCTATGCTCCTGGTGGGTCTGCTACTTATAATCTTGATTTCCAGGTAAGCAACGACGGTATCACCTGGACGACGTGGGAGTCATTTCCCGCAGTAACCCTAAAAGACCGCGAGTGGAAATACTATGGTATCAACACCACGCAGGCGTTTAACTTCTACAGGCTAAACAACCGCACCGGTGGCTCTACGTTCTCATTGCGTGCGATTCAGTTTGCTCAGTCGCAGCAAGTCATTCCGATGGCAAGACTTAATCGTACCGACTACTTTTCACTGCCAAACAAACAGTTCCCAAGCGAGCGTACGCTACAGTATTGGTTCAATCGTCAGATCGACCCGGAGATGTATCTGTGGCCCGTACCAAACAATAACTTTCAAGCGTTCTCTTTGATTCTTGAGTGCCAACCACAAGACGTCGGTTCGCTAACAAATGAGCTGTACATGCCAGACCGCGCATTGCCTTACTTCCAAGCAGCCTTGTCACACAAGCTGGCTATGCAGCTGCCTGGTTCAGATTTAAACCGAGTACAGTACCTGGAAAAATTAGCGCTAGACGCTCGCACGCAGTTTGAAGAAGAGGACAGAGACCGCAGTCCTATATACCTGCAACCAAATATTTCTTATTATAGCCGATGAGCACTTCTTTATATTGGATTCGGTGCAAAGACCACACTGATATGTTTAGTCAGGGGTATGTTGGCGTATCTAAAAATACAGAAGCGCGTTTTCAAAGGCACAGTAAATATTCGGACAACCAACATTTAAAAGCCGCAATTAAAAAATATGGCTGGAACAATTTAGTAAAACAAATTGTTTTAATTGGTGAAGAAAAATACTGCTATGATTTAGAAACAAAAATTAGGCCTACTAGACAAATTGGATGGAACATTGCTGAAGGTGGCGCTAAACCCCCAATTACACAGTGTCGCGGCGCTGAATATATAAGTCCTTTAAAAGGTGTCGCAAGACCAACCCCCTGGGCTATTGGCAGAGTAAAAACCGACGAAGAACGTAAAAAGTTATCTGACGTTAAAAAAGTAAAAGTAAAATACCAAAGTGTTATTTACAATAGCTTTGAAGACCTTGCTAAATATTTGAATATTAAGTATTCAACATTGACAAATAGGATTTATAGAAATGCTGTTAAATACGGCTATGAGGTATTAAAATGACTACAGCATATATCCAAACGTATGATAATCTGGTGCTTGACGTTCAGCGGTACATGGAGCGTGATGATCCGGGTTTTATAGCACAGATTCCAAGCCTGATTGGTTTGGCAGAGTCTGCCATTGCGGCAGAATTAAAGACGCTACTGCAGCTGACCGTGGTAGAGACAACGCTAGCACAGAACCAAGTCATTCTGCAAAAGCCTGCGCGTTGGAGAAAGACGGTATCGTTAAAAGTAAACGGAGCCCCGATTGTGATGCGCTCGCAAGATTATATTGCGATGTATCAATCTGAGTCTACTGCAGCAACGCCTAAGTTCTACGCGGAGTACGACTACAATAACTGGGCTATTGCTCCAGCACCCAGTGCAGCCGCCTCTGTAGAGATTATTTACTACAGCGAAATCCAACCCCTAGACTCAACAAACCAGACCAACTTGTTCACCAGAGAGTGCCCGCAGGCCATGCTATTTGGTACGTTATTACAAGCCCAGGGATACTTAAAGGCCTTAGACAAGTTGCCAGTTTGGAAGTCATACTACACAGACGCAATCGGCGCGCTCAAAAAAGAAGATAACAGCCGCAGGATTGACCGAAATACTACGGTACAGGAACCTTAAAATATGCCAACATTTACATCGCCGTTTACTGGCACCGTTGTCCAGCCAACAGACGTATCGTACTATTCGCTTAGCTTTAGCGCAAACGTACAGCTCTTTTGGCCAGCCGTTGTAAACCCAACGCAAGTCCCGGCCGCGCGTATTATTGACGCAACGCCTTCTGTTGCCAGCTTAATTATTACACTGCCAGAGGCAAACCAAGGTACCACTGGCGCGGATATTTTAATCCGTAACTTTGGTGCTGTTGCGTTTACTGTTCAAAATTTTGGAGGCACGGGATCGGTTTCAGTTCCCGCAGGCGTATCTAAATACTTCTATCTATCTAATAATTCAACTTCTGCGGGTGTTTGGCAGAATGTTACATTTGGCGCTGGAACATCATCGGCGGATGCCGCCTCATTAGCTGGCCTTGGTTTAGTGGCGCTTGCCGGCAAACTAAATGCCACACAAAATATTATTGAGGTATCCTCCCCGCCCACAATTACCGATAATAGCCGCGCCAGCACATTTGTCTGGACTTCTGGCAATAACACTATTAACCTGCCAACGGCAACTAGCCTAACAAGTGGCTGGTTTATTGCGTTTAGAAACAGCGGTACCGGCACACTAACATTTACACCGCAGGGCACGTCTTTAATTAACGGTGGTGCAACCCTAGGTATAAACCCGGGAGAGTCTGGTTTTATTATGTTTCAACAGTCAACCAACAACTTCTTTACCGTTGGTTTGGCAATACCATCAAATGTAACATTTACATCCGCATCATACGACGTGGATTCAATTGTTGGCAACACGTTTAGTCTTGTTTCATACGCGCCAATTATTCAGACGTATGTCGCGCTATCGGGCACACGCTCAGCTACTTTGGCTGTTACCCTTCCAGCCACGACGCAACTGTACGTGTTGGTTAACGACACGGGTCAGCCAACATACAACGTCACGTTTCAAGTATCCGGCAGCCTGCAGACGCCGATCAGTTTAACCGACGGCTCAATTGCCTTGGTACTAAGCGACGGTAACTTTTTATATGTTATTAGCCAAACGACAACAAACGTATTCCTTGGAATTAATGGATCTGCCGCGGCACCATCACATTCGTTTATTAGCAACACGAACACGGGCATGTATTTAGTTGGAACTAATGTGCTTGGATTATCGGCCAACTCAGCTAACATGTTAAGGCTTGATAATACCAACACGCTAAGTCCGCAGGTATCAACACCGGCAACATTTAACGCAGGATTAATTGGTGGCGGTACGTTCTAATGGCCGGAGAAAACAAGCTACCAGATCAGTTTAATCTGGTCTATACGCTTGGCGTGCAGCCAGGTATAAAACGAGACGGCACCGTATTTGAATCACGCGAGTTTAGTGATGGAGAATGGTGTCGTTTTCAGCGTGGTACGCCTAAGAAAATGGGCGGGTACCGCGAGCTGTTTGCAACGTTCACTGGCATCCCCCGTGGCATGATTACCAATTCGTTTAATGGTGTTAACTATGTATTTGTTGGTAACGAATACGGTTTAGAAGTATTTACAACAGGTACTACGTTTGGTGTTGGCAGCGGCCCGCTTACTGTAAATATTTTACCTGGCTACGCACCGTTCACATTAGTATCCAATACCGTTAGTCAGTTTGTTGTAGCAACTGATGTTACCGCAGCGTTCCCCGCTGGCATGAAAGTTATCTTTAATAATAGCGCTGCTACACAAACAACAGTAATTAGTTCATCGTACACAGCACCAAATACTACAGTAATTGTAACTACATCAAGCATTGTTGGATCGCCAACAACGGTGTCGTTGTATGATCAAACATATACGCCGGATCCAAATTTGTTATGGCAGTTTGACTTACAATATTCGCCTGCGGGCGGATCGTTGCAAGTGTTAGCGCACCCAGGTCAAAACCTAGTAAACATTGACAACGCTATTCAGACCCAAGTACTAATAGGCGGGTTGCTACCAAATGCTTCTAACCAGTGGAATTTTCAAGGATTGGCAGACACTGGCGGGCAAAATCCAACCTATCGCCCAATCATGGTGGACGGCGGCGTCTGTGTATTGTACCCATTCACGTTTGTGTATGGATCGGATGGGTTTATTGCCAACAACAACGTCGACACCAATACAACATTAACAACATACAACCAGCAGACAATTACAGACTGGAACGGAGCGACCTCTAACCAGGTCAACATGGCCCCGTCTAAGATCGTAAAGGGCATACCAGTCAGGGGTGGTACTAACTCACCGTCCGGATTATTTTGGGCAACGGATAGTTTAATTCGTGTCTCGTTCACTGGCGCCGCGCCCTTGTACTGGCGTTACGATATTATTTCTAGCCAGATCTCTACAATATCATCCTCTTGCTTTGTTGAGTCGGATGGCATTTTTTACTGGATGGGTGTTGACCGTTTTTACCAATACAACGGTGCGGTCTCTGTACTGCCAAATGATAAGAACGTAAACTGGCTATTTGATAACCTCAATTTTGTACAACGCCAAAAGGTATGGGCTACTAAGGTACCTCGGTATAATGAGATCTGGTTTTTTTATCCCCGTGGTGATGCAACGGAATGCACTGACGCCATTATCTATAATGTCAAAGATAAAATCTGGTACGACGCCGGTAGCGCGGTTGGTTCACGCAGGTCGTGTGGATACACCACAGAAGTATTCCCCACACCAATCTGGGCTGGTTGGGAGGACATTAATACATTTAGCACACCGTTTACTGTAATTAGTAGACCCGCCAGCCAGCCAGCTTTAAACGCTAACCAAATTTATTTAAGCGGCGATGTGTCAATTACATTTGGTGCTGGCGATTATATTGCCACATCAAATGGCAACAACCCGACGGTGTACAAGGTAGTAACTAGCCAGTTTATATTTACGTCCGCTGTAACGGCAACTAACCCAGGGGGTGTGACATTAATTACGGTAGACCGAAATTTTAATCCCGCGCTTGTTGCAGGTAATTTGGTGTACTACATTGAGGGCGGCTATCCACTCTGGCAGCATGAGTTTGGTACAAACGCAATCACGTTTAACCAAGAGTTTGCAATTACTTCAAGTATTACAACCTGCGACATTAGCTGGGTAGGCGGGATACCATCTCAAGACACCCCCACCGGCGTTAATCGACGGATGCACCTAAGACGTGTTGAGCCGGACTTTGTACAGACTGGCACGATGGGACTAACTATTTTAGGCCGTAAGTTTGCCCGCGGTGCCTCAGAAATTTCTGGCCCGTTTTACTTTGACCCAGACACTGGTAAAATTGACCTGCGCGTAGAGCACCGTGAGGTCCGCCTTAAGTTTGAGTCCAACGTGCTTGACGGTAACTTTGAGATGGGGCGCCTGCTAATTACAGCAGAGTACGGTGACGAGAGACCGTGAGTATCCAGACATTTTTTCCAATCAACCCAGAGTATATGACATGGGAGGATTGGAACGGCAACTTCTTACATTACTTTGGCGAAGAGCCAGTTATGTACAGTACCGAGGACAACTGGAAACTGGTTGCTAAAAATATTAGCCAATTGACCACATTTGAGAGCTACCCCGTCCCGGACCCAGATACATTTGAGACGTGGCAAGAGTGGGCTTCGGCGCTTAGCTTTATTTTAAATGGTCCAACTCAATAAATAGGGCGCTAAGTGCCCTTTTTTTGTATTATTATATATAGAAGCAAACTAACCCAACAGGAGCTAAAATGCACGGACAACAGACAATGAAGTACCTCAACGACAAAGCGGTAGCTGACGCTATGCTCAAAAAGCGTGAGACTGCAGAGATTGATCCAGCGTTTGAAAAGGCAGTACAAGAAGCCCTCGCAGCCCGCGCTAAAAACATTACTGAGTAAATGTCCGCTCCGGACATGTTACATCCGCGGTATGGCGTACGCCACTTTGACGAGGGCGGATCTACTAACGACCCTATTGCGGGTTTGTACTCCTCAGTATTGGGCAGAGATACTCCAGATGCCCCAGGTTTAAAATATTGGCAAAGCCAGTTGGCCTCCGGGATGTCTTTGGCTGATATTGAAAGTGCGTTTAAAGGATCTCAAGAATACCAGCAAAATCAACAAGCGGTTCCTGCAGGCAACCTACCCACCGGAAATGTTACAGTACAAAGCGCGGGCTCTGAGTATGACAACGCACAGCCAATTACTCCGACGTACGGCTCAACGGCAGCCATTCAAAATTGGTATGACACTAATTTAGGCCGTCAAGCAGATCCTACCGGTTTGCAGTATTGGTCTTCTGCTTTTGGTGATACGTTAGATCCAAACGAGATTGCTCAACTGCAAGCCAGCCCAGAATACATGAATCGACAGGCTGTGTCTGGATTTTATGACACGGAGCTTGGCCGTAAGGCAGTTGAAGATCAGGCCGGACTAGATTACTGGACCAATGCAGCAAACACAGGAACGCCCCTAGATGTAATTCGGCAGGGCATTGGAGGCTCGTCAGAAGGCCAGGCGTTTGACATTAAAAAATTATATACAGATGAGCTTGGTCGGCAGTTTGATGCACCTGGGTTGGAGTTTTATCAAGGCGAAATGGCCTCTGGTAAGTCGTTAGAAGATATTCAAAAAGCATTTAACGAGTCCAAAGAAGGTCTGGGATTTGACATCCGTAACTTGTACACAAACGTACTTGGAAGAAAGCCAGGCGAAGACGAGGCCGGTTTAAAGTTTTGGTTAGACGCAATAGAAAGTGGCATACCAAGAGAAGAGATTTTAAAGTCATTTGAGCAAGCGCCTGAGTACGAAGTTGCAGAAGACTACGTTAATTACTTAGGGCGCACACCGGATGCGGCTGGGCTCAAGAACTACATGGACCAGTTGGCCTCTGGAAAGTCTGCGGTAGACATTGAACGAGAGATTGCACTGTCACAAGAAAGTGTTGGGTTAAACTCACCTAGCGTTAAAGCGGTATTAGAGGCAACGCTTGGGAAGGACATTGTTAGTCAAATGACCCCCGATCAAATTGCTGAGTACACCAAAGTATTGTTAGATCCAAGTCGCACAATTGCAAGCACACAAATTGCAGATCAAAACACATTTAACGCTGAGTACTACTTAGCACAAAACCCGGACGTTGCTGCAGCAGGGGTGGATCCGTATTCACATTATCTGCAGCATGGATTTAACGAAGGCCGAGCACCTAACGAAGCTGCTCCGGCCACACAAGACGACAAGTTGCGTGAAGTGTTTCGAGAAATTGCACTAGACCCGGTGCTTGGCCCTAAGCTAAAAGCCGAGAACCCATTGCTGTGGGAGCAAGTAACTCCTTTAACAGGAAGGCCAGAAGATTTTGTCCGTACCGATCGTACGGTGTACGGTCAGTATGGCACTGTTGAGATTGGTGGTGCTAAGGTTCCTATCTTAAGCGCCGCGGCAGCAGACCGAATTTTAAGTCCAGGTAACAGCGCAACGGTTTCAGACTTTTCACACAGCCGCGGTAACTTAGTCAGCGATTTAGGTTGGTCATCTAACTCGTTTAGCGGAGATTTATCTAGGGGCGCAAATGCTTTGGGCGTCACCGAAATAATTGATCCCGAAACTGGAAAAGTATCTTATACTGGTTTAAACGAAGCCGCTGGTTTAATTAATCTCGATCCATCTCAATTTCAAGACAAACAAGTCCCGCTTTTAAGTAAAGAACAGCGAGATGAATATGGTAACGTAATCCAAGCAGCAGGACAGCCAGTATATCAAACAGATAACGATGGCAATACAGTTTTTGAAAACGGTCAGCCTGTTCCGGCCATGCAGACCATCACCGCTGATTCACAACTATATGACGCAATTAGCAACGCAGCAAAAGATATTTACCGATACACCGGCGACTCATTAACGCCAGGCCAAGGGTACGAAGGCGGACCTAAGAGTTTTGACACTGTGTTTTACAAACGCACAGGCGATGAGTTAATTCCAATTAGCGCTCCTAACTCGCACGGTGGTCAACAAAACTTAGACATCTATCGTCCAAAAGATTTTGGCTTTAGTTACTATGCACAGGGTCCTGCGTTTGTAGCCGCAGCGGCGATAAGTTTTGCAATGGCGGATCCCACGCTTTCTTTGGCCACTGCGGTAGGTAATGCAATTTTACCCGCAGCAGCATCGACGGCAATTGGTGCAACAGCAACAGGAATAGTCGGCGCTACTGTACTCGGAGCTGCAACAGGCGCATTGTCTTCTACGGCAGCTGGTGGCAACATTGAAAAGGGTGCCTTAACTGGAGCAGTAACTGGTTTAGTAGCTTCTAGCATGAAGCCGCTACTATCTTCTCAGCCTATGTTAAAAGCAACTCAGAGCATTGCTGAGGCCTCACAAAATGTGTTTTCTCAGGCTCAAGTAGGTAATATTATTGGCGCCACACTAGCAAGCACATTGGCCAGTGCTGCAAGCGGTGCAAATGGCAACCAAATTTTAAACTCGTTTACGACAGCGCTTATATCTAGCGGTCTAAGTGAGAAGGCTGCTCAGTTAGCTGTTGCTGGAGTAAAAGAAGCGTTTGGCGATGATCCAAAGACCCTTGCTAGAACAGCTGCAGCAACAAAGCTAGTTACTAGAACGGCATCGACAGCGGCATTAAGCGGCAAGAGCCCAGAGCAAATCCAGGCGGCAGTTATCGCTACCTTGGTCCAAAACGCGGCTAGTATTGTTGGTACCGGAAGTAGTACAACAGCTCCAAAGACAACACAAGTATCATCTGCAGAATACGACGGGCTTGTTGACGCTTTGGGAGGAAAAGAACAAGCCGATGCATATCTTGCGGGATTAAACCAAGATACTGGTGTTTCTCCTTACGCATCCACGGCTAGCGTTGGCGACACTCCGCTAGTTAAAACTCCTACAGGTACTGTTACTGTTACCAGTGTAAATGATATTGACCCTAATGCCCCAGTGGCAAAAGCACAAGCGTTATCGCCGGAGGACGAGGCTGAGTATCAAGAACAAGTTGCAGCGCAAGACGCTAAAGTAGCACAACAAGAAGCTGATAACGTTAGTAAAGTAGCCGATGCTATTGCTCTTCCTAACGCAGATATATCATCAATAGTATCTGTCATTACTAATATGTTTAAGGTGCCACAAAAAACCGCTACGATTGCGGCGAACATGGCAAAGAGCGGAGCGACAGCGGCGCAAATATCTAAAGTTATAGGTACAGGCGTTACAGGTACAGGCGTTACAGGTACAGGCGTTACAGGTACAGGCGTTACAGGTACAGGCGTTACAGGTACAGGCGTTACAGGTACAGGCGTTACAGGTACAGATGGTGATGGCCCTGGCGGTGATGGAATTAATATTGATGGTGTTGGTCCCGGCACTAACACATCCACAACACCTAGATCACCCACAACACCTGCACCTAGAACACCCACAACACCTGCACCTAGAACACCCACAACACCCACACCTACAACACCAGTTAGGCGGTTAACAGTACCACAGATACGTGCTTCTCAAGCAGTAGACAACTCAACAGGGATTTACGACTTAACACCCGGCTTAACTAGAGCCAGGACAGATTATCAATTAGCCGGACAATTTAAGATGGCTGCAGGAGGCACAGTGGCAACACAATACGATCCGTTTGGATTATCTAGATCAACCTACGGTACATCGGATAACGCTGGAATAGCGGATCCGTCTTCGTCGCCGTTTGTCGGCTCTGACATAAAAATGCCTAGACTAAAAGTAGGCATGACAAAACGCAATGTAGGATATGACCTACCAGCCTTTAATCCAAAGTTTATGGCAGAAGGTGGCCTCGCAGATCACAACCCACAGTTCTTCAGTGAGGGCGGCCTGGGCACATTAGAGAACCGCTATGTTCAGGGTGATGGCGATGGTACCAGCGACGAAGTACCAGCGATGCTTGCTAACGGCGAGTTTGTTATCCCTGCAGACGTCGTGGCTGCATTAGGCAACGGCAGCAACGAGGCCGGTGCTAGTGTATTAGACCAGTTGTTGCAAGTTATTCGTGAGCACAGACAAGATCACGATCCAGAAGATTTACCCCCAGACTCTGCGGGTCCACTCGCATACTTACTTGAAGCTAAAGAGAGAGCATAATCATGGCCGGACTATCAGATTTTATCACAAACACAGCCTATCAAACCACGTCGATGCCGGCGTGGTACGACACCGCGCAACAGAACATTGTTAGCCAGGCGGGCACCGCTGCAGGTCAAGCTCCGACGTTGCAAAACACGGTGGCAGGTCAGGCAATTAACAATCTTCAAGGGGCAAACAACCCGTTCTTGCAGGCGCAAGGTACACTGGGTCAGATTGCTTCTGGCGCAGCCAATCCGTTTATAACAAACGCCGCGACGGGTCAAGTAACTCCTGACACAAGCACGGCTATGGGTGGTCTGTTCCAGGCTCAGAACCAGCAGCTTAACCAGCTAATGCCCCAGTATACGGCACCAGTAACCGGCGCCAACGTGGCATCAGGTAACTTTGGTAGCCTGCGTGGTCAGACAGCGTACAACAAGGCAATGGGCGACGCACAGGCAGCACTCTTTGCACAACAAATGCAAGCTGCGTTACAAAACCAACAGACTGGCGTACAAGCCAGTACCGGCTTAGGTAACGTAGGTCAACAGGGAACCGCTGCAATGACTACATTAGGTCAGGCACAGCAGTCCGATCCGTTTACCGCAGCTGCAAACTATGGTAAGATTGTTGGTGGTATCCAGGCACCTACTACAGTCGCAAACAGGACACAGCTCTCGCCACTCAATACAATCGGCAGCTTGGCAAACGCCGGCAGCGGTGTATTGACTTCATTATTTGGAAATGCACCTAGCGGCGGCGGTTTGATTAGTAACAAAGGTATTATGGACTTCTTTAAGGGCCTTGGTAGCAATTTTACTCCATCGGGCGCCGAAAGTATGGATACATTGATGAACCCACCAAATACGGATTACACATATACCGATGCAGATGGTAACACCCAAACCGGGACTAATGATGACTTTTATTACGATATAACTTAAGACAATAATATGAAAAACGGATTATCTTATTTTAATACCGGTGGTGTGGCAGATGCCCCGACTAAACTTCAGCCACCCGGTAAGGCCCCATTGGACCCAACCCAGACGGCAGATCTATTGGCCAACATGCAGGCCATGATTGACTCACGTCAAGGTCCCATGGCATCATTCAACCGCGGCCTAGAACGCGCAGCTGCTTGGGGATCTGGTGGTATACAAGGCCCTTCGGCCGCATTAGCCCAGCTTAATCGCCAAGAACAGGAAGAAGAAAAAAGCACGTTCGATATGCGTCAGCAGATGGCTGCGTTTAGGACAGCACAGGCCCAGCGAGAGGCGTTTGAGCGGCGCAAGGCTGCTGAGCTAGGCGGTGCTTCAGGCGCGGCCCCTGGAGCCCCTGGAGCGGTTACAGAGGCCACAATACCCCCACAGATCCGTATTGCATTAAATAATGCACGTACACAAGAAGATTACAATAAGATTTACAATGCTTGGGCACAAAAACAGGCTGAGGTTTACGCTGCTCCAGGTATGGACGAGCCTAAGATTCCTGTGGTAGATATGGTTGACGGTAAGCCAGTTCTTAAAACTATTTCTACCCGCGAGTACCGCGCTAATCCAGGTCGTTATCAAGACACACCACAGACCCAAGCTGCTGTTCAAAGTGCTGCTGCCCCAGCACCTAGTCCCGCTGGGGCACCTGTCAGCGTGCGCAATAATAACCCTGGCAACTTGGTAGACCCTGCGACAGGTAAGATTAGAACGTTTGCTACGCCTGCAGAAGGTGAAAGAGCACTTGAGGCAGACTTGCAAGGCAAGCTGTCTGGCCAGAGCCCCGCCGTAAAGCAGCGTTTTGGAGATCAGGTCGGTAGCTTTATGAGCCCTGCTTTGTTGGCGGAGACATGGGCCCCATCTACAGCACCGGGTAACACACCGGAATCAACAGCAAACTACGGTAAAGCAATTGCTCGAGCTTTAGGTATTGATCCAACCTCACAAATTCCTAACACACCAGAAGCGTTAGCTAAGGCCAAGGCAGAAATTACTAAGTTTGAGGCTGGTAATTACAGGCCTCCAGCGGCAGCTCCTGCTGCTCCTGCAGCACAACAGGCGCCTATCCAACAACCGCGCCCAACGCCGGGCGCAATACAACGTCAGCAAGAAATTGAAAAAGAAGGAAGCCTGGCATCGGCTAAGGAAATAGGACAGGGCTTTGGTAAGATTGGCGCTGAGATACCTAACTTAGCGCGTTCTTCCGGCGAAAGAGAAACTCGCTATTCTGATATTATCGCAATAACTGAAGATCCCTCGATGAAAGAGTTATTTGGTAAATTGTCTAAGAGTGGATTTGTGCCGTTTGTATTAAAGTCAATTGAGACGGGCGTTGGTATTGGGCAATTTGGAACGATTGGCATACCTGACTTAGAGAAAAACTTAGCCAAGGCGGGAGCAACGCCGGCTCAAATTGAAAAGTTTATGCGTGTTGAAAAACATTTGAAGCAGGCCGAACTTGAGTACGCCCGCACGTACCTACAAGGTCAGGGCGCTGTTTCGGACAACGAGCGTCGGTTAGTGCGAGAGGCTACCGGATCGTTATCAGATCCAGCTAAGATCCTCCAAATGCAAGCCGGCGTAATGCGTCAGCGTGCTATTTTTGACAAAAAAATGGGCGATGCGTTGGACAAATACCGCGATCAAAACGGCACTTACGCAGACGTTGCCGTTTTCTTAAGGGGTCCAGCTAAGTCTATTATTGCCGAGCACAACAGAAACCTAGGTAAAGTTTTGGGTGTGGACGTGCCATTAGACAGCAATCCTTTGCAAGCCCCGCCGGGTGAAGAAAAATCCGCTGCCGGTAAATCTACCCCGTTAAAAAACGTACCATTCAAGGTAATTAAATAATGATTATTGAAATCGCTGGTAAGCGCGTCCAGGTAGACGACTCATTCAAAGACCTTAGCCAAGAAGATCAACAGGCACAGGTTGACTTAATTGCTAATAAGATAGCAAGTGGAGAGGGCGAAAGCGGGTCAGAGTATGATAGCTCAAAGCCTGCAATGGGCGCAGCAATTGGTACAACTGCGGGGGCTATGCTTGGACCATCAGCTGGCTCGGCTGTTGACCTAATTACAGAAAAAATAGCCCAAAAGACAATCGGTCCCGACAAGGCTAAAAACCAAGCGATTTCCAACTGGTTAAAAACACAAACAACCGGCCCAGACGTTGGTGGCGCTACTTACAAAGATGCGTTCAAAAAAAGCGAAACCGCCCGTGGTGTGCCTATTCAATCGCGTGGATCTCAAATTCCTATTCGTAAAGGTTTTTTAGGGATTGAAAACCAGCCAACACCACCGTCTTTACCGCAAAAAACAGCGGCTAATATTTTAGAAGGCGAGCGCCTTAACAAACCGGGCATTCCCCGTAGGGTTGCCGGTATGGGTGTCGCAGGCGCCGAAGCTGGTAAGATGATTAGCGATCTTGAGCAGGGCAATACGTTTGACGCGGTGGTTAGCGGCCTGGGCACTGCCGGTGGGACAATGAGCCAGTCACGCATCAAACCAGTTCGCGCACTTGGAACAGCGCTCTCTGTGTTGGTGCCAATGTTTCAGGGCGGTAAAGAGGCAAAAGAATTGATTTACCCTAACCAGCCTAAAGATGAAGAAGTGCAAAATAAAGCAATGGGCGGATCAGTTACGCCAAGCCCTAAGCTAAAGTCACTGAGCGACTTTTTAGACCAGCTGATGCAGCAGGCTACTGCAGCCCCTGCACCAGCCCCAGCGCCTATGGCGCCTCCACAGGGTGGCTTACCCCCCGGTATGCCCCCTGGCATGCCCGGTATGCCTCCTCAGCAGCCACCTATGCAGCAACCACCAACACAGCAGTCGCCACTTGGTTCTATGATGCCGCAGATGGCTGGTGGTGGAAAGGTCGGTGCGTTGGGGTCAATAGCAAAAAAGGGTTTAGAGCTTTCTAAAAAGTTTAACTATGACCCATACAAGATGTCTCAACAATACCCGGATGTAATTCCTCCGGTATTAGCGGTTGACGCAAAAACTGGCAAAGAGTTTATGCAAAAGCAGTTAAGCCCCGAGGCATTAGAGGTACAAAAAGCTCGCAAGTTTGCACAAAAACAAATTGACGCTGGTAACTATCAACCATTTTTTGATGTTGAAAAAAGGTTTTATGCGGACCCTTCGTATTATCCAACTGCTGGGTATACCGCTACAGACATCGTGCCAAAAAAAGCAGATACAATTGCCAAGTACGAGGCGTTAGCTAATGAGCCTGAGGCCCTTGCAAGATTGCGCGGGGCGTTTGAAAAAGCAAAAGACCGTCCGGCTGCTAAAGATTGGTATGCTATGGGTCAGCTAGAACAAGAGTTTATTAAAGAGCTCGGCCCTGTAGAAGGTCGCAAACAGTTTAAGGCCCGTTTTGCTGATGCAATGGCCGCAACAACTGGTGGCGCAGATCCTAACTCAAACTTGATGATGGCGGCATTTACAAACTATCAAAAAGGTTTAGGTCAAGAGATCCCCACTAAGGCAGTAGATTTACCATTTCCAATTGGTGGTCGTTTTGTAAGCGGCAATATGAAGCAGGCAAAGAAACTTGCTGAGATGGGTGAGATCCCGGTAACTAACCCAAAGCGTCATAATTTCTCGGCTAACTTTTTAGGCCATCGTGATGTATCTACTCTTGACGAGCAGATGAGTCAGCTGTGGGATCCTAAAATGATGTCGCCCCCACCAAATGCCTATGGTATCTATCAGCAGGCTTTAGCTAAAGAAGCAAAAAACGCTGGTGTTCAACCTGCTAACTTTCAAGACATTGCATGGGCAGGAGCAAAAGATTACCCTGGCAAGCCTATGATGCAAGAAATCAATGAGATGATCGAAAGAACGCACGCCATTACAGGAGAACCTAAAGAAGAAATTCTTAAAGGATTTATCCGTGGCAACAAGCCGATGTATGGAATTAGCGCAGTAGGTGGATTGGGTGCACTAAACGAAGAGAATCAATAAATGGCAAAGTTAACTCCAGCGCAGATGAAGAAGGCCGTCGAAGAGTTTAAAAATAAATTCACGCCGGACTTTTACCACGCCAGTGGTTCGCCAAACATTAAAAAGTTTGACTCGTCTAAATCTAAAAAAGATTCAGACATGATTACCCCAGGGGTTACATTCCTTTCACCAAAACCATTTTTTTCTGAAAGTTTTTTGCCGGTTAAGCAGAGTGGTGAGTATAAAACAGGTGCTACTATGTACCCTGTGAGCGTGGACCTTTCACGTAATTTTGATGTGGATACGCCCGCTGGTGAAAAAATTGTAAGCGAATTTATTAAAAAACAATATGCAAACGATCCTAAGGGCGCTGATTATTTTGCTATTACAGTATCAGACCCGCACAATAACTGGACGTCTTTAGAAAAGCCTGAGTTTTTACAACACCTTCGAGATAATGGATTTACATCGTTTGCAGTAAATGAGGGTGGCGTAAAAAACGTTGGTGTGTTAGATCCGTCAAAGATCCGTGGCAAGTTTGCTGAGTACAATCCAGAAGAGGCAGCCAACCCAGACTTCATGAAGGCTGAGGGTGGCGCTGTTGAAGGTTATGCTGGTGGTGGTAAGGTCGGTGCATTGGCTAAACTGGCTAAGGCCGTACGTAACCCACACGGCCAAGACGCCCGGGTAGCGCAGGCATTAGAAGAATACCTTAAGGGTAACATCAGCCAAGAAGAGCGCATTCGGATTATGAATCAGTTTTTGCCAATACGTCAGTGGAAAGACTTGCCACCAAACTATACTGATGACGAGATCAGAAACGCCTTGTTGTCAAACAAACAACCTAAGGCATTAGCTCCCGTGCCTGTAGGCATGCGAGTCGGTAATCGTCTGGATATTCCAGCGTACACACAGCACGGTGTGTATATTGATACAACGCATGATGCCGCCGGTAAACCTATTAGCTATGGTAGAACTGGACACCTCAAAGATGTAGAGTTTTCTTCCTCACCTGATACATTTGTGCGTGTCGGCCTTGGGACCAAAGAGCAGGCGCTTACACCATTGGGCGCAGAAATTGGAACATCAAAAACTCCAAAGGCGATGATTAAAGGCACTAACGTTGGCACCAAGGACGACGAGGTTCGTCGCATGATGGAAGAGATGATGCGCGACCCTGCTTACACACAGATAGGTATGGATCCACGTCGTCACTCTCAGTTCTATGATAAAGAAACAGGATTGCCTGTCTTCTCCGCTGAAGAGAAACTGCAGTCTGGTCCGTTGATCATTGCGCCTAGGCGCGGCCTGGAGACAACGAGCTGGGATGATCCGCGGCTTGATCTGTCTGACTTTGAGGGTAAGAAGTATGCTGGTGGTGGTAAGGTAAACGCTGCGATTGAGTTAGCAAAAAAGATTGCGCCTAAATTTAACTTAGAAGCAATTAAAAATATGCCAGTATCATCGGCACAAAAACAGACACCCGTGGCGCGGGCGTTTGAAATGTTATCATCCGAGAACGTTGATCCAAAGGTTAAGCAACAAATATTTAAACAGTACGTGCAGTCACACCCGGACCTTGTTAGAAAATCTGGTGCCACAAATTATGACGAGCTAACCCAGGCCGCGTACCAACAGATGGGTAAAGAGACACGCGATCAGTTTCAGGCAATCGAAGGCGCTGGCGTTAAGCTGTCTTGGGACCCAACCGGCGCCCAGGGATATAGGAGCTCTAAGGAAATGCTTGAGGACGCCTTAGAAAACAAACACCTCATGGTGTTTCAAGGTGGAGATCCCCACCCAGCACTTGGCAAAGAGGGAAACGAACAGTTTAGGGCCGCGCATGATTATTTTGGGCACGGCACCACTGGTGCATCGTTTGGGCCCAAGGGTGAAGAGCTAGCTTACGGCGCGCACTCACAAATGTACTCACCCCTGGCACGCTTAGCTGCCGCGACTGAGACGCGGGGTCAAAATTCTTTAGTTAACTACTCGGGCATGAACGAAGAGTTAATTAACGCAATGAACCAGCTAAAAACACAACGCGATCAATTAGTAAAATCTGGCGGGGACCCGTCCGATATTAACAACGAGTTATTAAAATTAGGGCAGCAGTTTCAGTATGCCCCTCAGAAGCCTTTAATACTACCGCCAGAGCAAATTGATATTAACTACCGAGGCTACGCCGCCGGTGGTGCGATCAAGGCCGCTAAGCGGGCGCTGGAGCACGCACGTCAAGTACCATTCGTGCACTACAGCAACGCACCTAACATCTCTACCCTCGATCCGAACCGATATGGCACAGGCATCAAGGGCGCGGAGTCTGGTCGTTTAAAGAATGCGCCGGACATTCGTCCACGCACCTTCTTCTACACCAAGGCGGGCGGACGTCAGCCAGAGCAGGGTCTTGGCCCACATAAGTACGAAGGCGTCGCGGACAACATCTATCCGCTGCACGATGACCCTATGGGCTTCTCAGCGATCGCAAAAGAAAGAGCACTTGATCCCTACATGATGCAGTTTGGCCGCGAGGTAGTTGACGAGGCGACGCATCTAAATGAACTAGAGCGCCTGATTAAAAAGGCAGGATACAAGGGCTACGCTAACGACGACGTGGGGCTGCTATTCGACCCCACGCCAGTTATCAAAGCCGAGTAACTACTTCTTGTAGCGCTTACTCACCCAACCCTCCGCAGCGAGAGGAAAATCGGGAGCCCACGTCGGTGGGACTGTCATAATCTTTAAGACGTCCTCCAGTGCGGACTCCCCGTTTTGTTCTTCCACTAGGAGTAGCACCTCATCATGAATACTGTTGATCACCTCGTAACCGGCTTTCTCAAGATTAATCATAGCCACGGCAAGACAGTCCCGAGCGGTACCCTGTACAGCGGACTGAAAAATAGAGCTGCCAATAAGAGCGTTCCTGCTCCACTGCCGAGTGTAGGTGTTCTGGCTGTGGACGGTGACGCCGACCTTTTGCTGACCCCACGGAGTGGTGAGCAGCTCGAGCTGTGGCCGCTGCCAACAGATAAGTCTGCCTGATGGTAATTGCATCCACAGAGCATTTTTGGCAACTTTCAAAACCAGTCTATCACCGGCGCGAAACGGGTTGCCGGGATTCTCTACTGCTTGAATCGCAGCGCCCTCGCACTTCGCCCATAGCTCCTTTACACGAGCATAGGACGTGCGATAACTATCTACTGCGTTCTTTGCCTGTCCTTCTGACAGCGTGACTCCCATTCCTTCCGCGTACTTGACAAGGCCTTTTGCGCCCTGTCCAAACATCGCTCCAAGTACAGCGGACTTGCTAACTTGTCGCATGTCTTTTGTAACCTGGTCGTAAGGCACGCGGTAAAGCGATTCACTAGCGAACACTTTGTACTCATCTAATCCCTTTCTGAAGAGTTCAACCTTATCATTTTGCCCAGCCAGGTAGACGCCAACTCGGTTTTCAATTGAGCTAAAATCCACGTCAACGAAGGTTTTTCCATCTGGAGCTTTGATGGCGCTACGTACGAGCGACGAGAGCTCGGACATTGATCCCAATCCTCCATCAAAGACTCGCGGTATAGCTCGTTCAATCTCTCCATCTTCCAGCGTGGGGCGAGCAATATTCTGTAGATTGAGCCCACCACGGCTCGCCCAGCGGCCAGTACTAGCGCCATGATATACCAGTGTATTCCTAATCCGTCCTTCACGTTGTATCTCCATCATCTTAGCGTACTTAGCCACGCTAGTTTGGCTTCCTTCTTGGCGCAGCTCCAAAGCACGCCGCACGTTATTAAATAAGTCAGTGCTTACTAACTTAGCTGAAACGGTGTTGGAGGTCAAGTCGGCCATGTCGGCTCCCTGCGAATTTAACCACCCCAGCAACTTGGCTCTCTCTGAGGGCTTGCAGCCGGTTAGTTCAACCGTTTCCCTGTCAATTGCACCCTGGGCGTTCTCACAGGCCAAGACGGCGTTTTGGAGCTCTCTAGGGTCCACTGGGACGCCTCTGAGGTTGATCCGCTGGGTAAGGGTCCAGACGTCCTGTTCGACGGCTGTAAGGGGCCTTAAATTGGCTACAATCGCCATTTCTGTGCGTACGTCCTGTGCGCAATAATCAAACAATTCCTTTAATAAGGCGGGGTCGTTATTAAAGGATCCTTTAATAGGCTTGCATAGCTTTTGGATAAGGTACCTGCCACGGGTATCTTTTTGATGTGCGCTATCCATAAAGATAGCCGCATCGCCAAGAGACTGTGGTACGTTATTGGCCGCGGCAATAGCCATGGAGTCAATGCACTGCTCCAGCTTTAGAGGAGGCCAGCCGTACTTGGGGACACAGACGCAGTTCCAGATGGCGTACTCAAACATGGCGTTCCATGCCTGGATCTTGCCGCCCTTGCTGACGTGCTGCATCAACGGCCATAGCTGGTTGGTGCTGGGGTTTTGTGGTGGCAAGACCTGAACGGTCTCTGTGTTGGTGCCGAACGCAATACACAGGACTTGGGTTGATAGGCAATTAGCGTACTTATCAAGGCCAACCTCTGTTAGGTCGGCAAAGCTGCGTGTTTCAAAGTCAATGCTATAAATCATAATGCTCCTTAGGCAAGCAGACGTATCTGCAGTTATATTGACAAAAACATATAAAATATACATGTTTGTTGACATGTGTATACAAAACGTCTAAAAATAGACATATTTGTTGACATATATAATAATACAAAAAAGGGGCCCCCGAAGGAGCCCCAAACTACCACCATGTGAAATATTTACCGATCGGTACTTTTTCTTACATTTGCGCACTTTTTCGTACAAATGTTACCGATCGGGAATTTTTTAAATCTCGCAGCTTCCTGCAGAGCAGGCTAACATCTGCGCGCCCTCTACGTTGTCGGTGTTTTCTTTGAGCTGGCTCCAGTCGACGACTGGGATGCTGGCCTTGAGCTTGTTGTACTCTTCTTCCGTACACTCTTCGTAGGGGGCTTGTCTGTAAGTTCCTCCGTCGTAAGGGAGGTAACTAACCCCACTGATTTCGTCAAAGTGATCCCAGGTCCAGGCTCCGACACTTGGCCAGTCTTTTTCTGCAACTGAGATAGTAACTGAGGGCTTGTGCTCGCACCAGTGTCGCTGGTAGGTGAGCCAGAGCTCGAGGTGGGCGATTGGTGTGACGTCGTCTCTAGTAAGTCCGTCAGGTGCTCTCTGAGGGAAACTGAAGACGGTAGTCTGGGTTGGCTTGTAAACACAGTCTTCAGCTGGTACTCCTTGTCCAACAAGGAATTGGGTGAGAGGATCTTTTTTATCTCCTCGCACTCTTCGGATATAGTATTTAGAGTGGCGAGGGTGGATGCCGCTCGCCGAATCAACGAGCTGGGATACTGTTCCACTTGGCTTGACGCATGTGATAGAAGCGCTTGCAGGGATTCCGAGAGCTGCTGCCCATTCTTTATTTGTAGCTCGAGCGCACTCTCTAAGTTCGTCCAATAAAACATTTAATTCCTCTCCTTGTGTACACAAGAGTTTGTTGTCGTAGATGCCGGTGAGTGAGACGCCAAGTAAGCGCTCCTCTTCGGTATTGCGTTGCCACACTTTCCGCAGGTAAGGGAACTTTGTGAAGGTGGACTGGATTGTACCAAGGATGGTGGCAAGCCGCACTTTTCGCAAAAGGATTTCTTTGGTGTCGTCATGGCGTACTACTACCTCGCTAAGGTTACAAAATTGGTAGGGCCGAAGAACAATTTCTGAGCAGGGGTTAGTTCCGAATTCAAAGTTAGGATCACGGTGCCCGTATTTCTCCACAGTTTTACGCGCAGCCTCACGGTTGAATATCCCTCGCTCTCCGCTGTGTGAATTGTATAAAGACAACCACTCTTCCATAAACTTTCCAACGGTAGGCGTCTCATTATAAACCGCGCTATTGTTGGCGAGCGCACGGTGAGGTGCAGTATCCCACCACGGACCAGCTTTAGCATGACGAATCCTTTCATCATCAAGATCAGATAGCGAGATCATTGCAGAGCGGCGTACGCCGCCTACTACAACTACCTCACCAATTTTGCACATCAGGTCATGGCACTCTAACGAATGCAGCTTACGACCCTTGGCGTTTTTAAATAGATTAACTGTGAAGTTAAACAAGTCTACTAATGGTTCCGGCCCGGAAGCTCTTCCACCAAATGTTTTGAGTCGTGTTCCTGCAGGGCGGACGTTGCTGACGTCCCACTTTGGGATCTCTCCTGCCCAGAGGTTTGCGAGGAGTAAACGTAGTGACTTGGCCCATCCTTCTTTGCTGTCGTGGACGGAGATGGTGTGGTCCGATTCAAAAAGTTTTTCCGGCACTTCCGGCAGTAACGTAATGTACTTTGATTCCACCGAAAAGCCGACACCCGTGCCACATAACAGGATGAACATGGCCTCGTCGAACGACTTAGGATCATCAACAGGCAGATAGCTACAATTATACACACAAGTATTGTCACGGTCAGCGCTCTTTCCAGCCGTCATCATGGCGCGCATGGACGGCATTAGTTCTAGGTTTTTAATTGCGGAGAATAATTCCTCTTTCACCGCAGAATTTGCGGAGATTACGGGGGTGCGGCTAAAGATATAGTCTACAAATCGCCGCACTGTCTCTTCCCAGGTCTCGCGACGACCCTTGTCGTCTTGGAAGCGGGCATAGCGACTTGCTGCAATATATTCTTGGTACTGATCCATGGTGTCTTTCTTGTTATAGGTTAATAAAGGGCAAAAAAGCCCAGCGCAGTTTCTACGCCGGGCCGCCCACTACGGGGTACTACAAACTACTTATAAAACTTATAAACTTTCTTCCAGTGTTTCTTTTCGCATTTCTTCTGTTGCCTGTACTTCTTTATAAAATGCGTAATACAGCGCCACTGCTTTTTGCATAACAACTTCAGCATATTGTGCGTAATCTATATCATACTCCACGTCATCACCATCGTGAGTAATAGAAGAATTACTTGCCAAAGCCAACATAAACTTTAAAAGAAAATCTTCGTAGTTATCGTTAACTTCTTTAACTGTTAGCATGATCACACCGCAAAGTCTGCAGCGGCGGATGTAGAGCCACCGAATTTCTCACCGTCCTCTAACTTCTGGACGTTATTTAAACCAGCTGCAATGCCTTTAGATCCGCTTGTATCGTACGGATACAATGTGATTGAGGCACGACCATAGCAACCTGAGTAAAACTCGCTGGTGTCAATGATTGGGTTCAAGTCTGCATCTACAATGCCTGGCTTTTCATTAGAGCTAGCGTTG